CTTCTACCTACTGCCGCCCCAGTTGCTTTGATATTTTCTTGATACTTGATAACTACTGCCGTAGCAGTGGCACCGATCACTACGCCTCCTGCGAATGCTGCGATTGGACTTACTGTTGTTGTCGTCATAATTTTAGATTTTTTTGGTTGGTTTTTGTTGGTTGGTTTTTGTTGGTGACTTATTTTCCGAAAAGTCTTTTGACTCTTTTAGAAATTTCGTCTCCGTGTTTTTGAATGGTGTTTGCGGCACCGATTCCTAGGGCAACCCCGGCACCGATTAGCAGCACACCCAACACTGCACCACCTGGGGTGACTGACACACTCACTGTGATCATACGATACGATTATTTGGTTGGTTGACTAACTTGAACGTTATAGCCAGAAAGCTACAATACTACGTTCATATTATTATCCCACCAAACTCCCCATTTGTCAGATGGGGGTAGGGTGGGGATAGGACCCTGACGTACGCACAAACTACCAGCTCCAGTAGATTTCTGCTCCACGATTGGCGCAGCCTCTGCCGAGCCTGTGGAAACAATTGTTTCGTGTGTAACCAGTCACTATATGCTCCGCCTCACCGAGCTTGTGAATTTCTTTTTCGTACACCATCCCCCACTGACCGTAAGCGTTGTGGTCCATACCCTCTCCAAATAAGGCGATGTAGTACACCACGCCACAAGCTCTCATGAGCCTGTGGATTTGTGCGTGGAGGGATTTTTTCCCCCCCGAGCTACGTTTATTTGTCGTCGCCGCCCACAAATCAATTACACTATACTTATTCTCTGGATACATCTCATTTAAGATGTCCGCCTCGCACGATGCGGCATCGTGAGACCTGAACGGCGCGGAGTTATACAAAGCTTCTTTCCCGTCGTTAATTTTGCAAATAATTCCAAACATAACTTTCAAATACTCTATGCCTCCAGGTTAGGTTTACCATCGCATGGAGGCTGCGGCGGCAATGAAAATAAATGCCTTTCGGCAAACTTTGAATCAAAAGCTACAATACTACGTTCATATTATTATCCCACCAAACTCCCCATTTGTCAGATGGGGGTAGGGAGGGGGGTTTATGTGTAGCACACTGGGTGCATTGTTTTTTTCAATAATACTCTAGCAATCCGCTCACGCGTATCGCTTTTTACTTTCTTTAACTTGTCGATTTGGTTCTGAAGAAACGTCAGTTCGTCCATCGACAGGTCTTGTATATGTCCCAGGGCTTTTACTACCTTTTTCGCGTTCATACTATTCGTTATCTAGCACTACCGAAGCTGCTGCCTGCAGCAGTACACCTGATGACAGGATTATCAATCCTATCCATATTGAACTTTCGGGTCTGCCTTGAACCGCTTTCCACAGACACAGATCCATTAGAAGCAGTGTGAGAGCACCTAGGGTGATACTTAATTTATCCATATTGGTTGGTTGACTAGCTTAATGAACGTTACAGCAGAAAGCTATAATATGACGTTCAGGTTATTATCCCACTAACTAGCTATTTTGTGCTATAGGGGAGGGAGGGGGGAGGGGGGCAGCCAATAACTAAAAAAAAAGAGGCAGGTCCGAAGACCCGCCCCCTTACTAACTCAACTGTAGTTTACACTACCAGTTATAGTGATTTTTCAACCCTCTTAGAATCATGCCCGCGCTCCAGAGGACGAGCGCTGTTCCTATGATAATATCTAGCTTATCTAGCTTACGAGTGTTTTCCTGTAAGTTGACTGGCTTGATATTCACTTCTTCCTCGATATAATTACGTGGATTTCTGATTGGATTTGTGTCCATGGTTGTGTCTACGTTTAGGTCTAAAACTTGCAGGTCTTTCTACTAGCTTTTGCGCCCACTCGTCGGGCTCCAAACTAGGTGGTCTAGTGTTCTTTGGTAGAACTATGCTTCTGCAGTTTTGTGCAGCTAAAAGTCTGAATAGTCTTGCAGCTGCATCGTTCATATATTTTCAGGCCTAACAGAGCTTTTTTTATTGGCAGCACTAGCACCACGCCATGGGCTTTTTCTTTTAGTGTTTTTATTCTTAACACCATCCACCCAGAAGCTGGTCACACAGGCTGACCCGTGGAAATGCTTTTTGTCTTTTCTTTCCTGTTTTGCCCGAGCCTTACTATTTTTGTTCATATTATTATTGTTATTTACCGTTGTCTCCGCAATAGCTGCAAGATTTAATTCCGTTGTTTCCCTCCCTCAATACACCAATACTGCATGCTTTGCAGTGGATGTACTTGGATGCGCCACCACCATTCTCTTCTAGTTCGCTTTCTAGGCGAGCCAGCACATCGTTGTCTGACTTTAGAGCAACAGGGCAAAATGTGCCCTGAATTGGAATGGTGACTTCAAATGCTGCAGAATACTTTGGTTTATCTGCAGCTGCCACTGTGTTGTTGTTTTCTTTTTTGCAGGCTGAAAAGCCCACGCTGATTAATAGGATTGTAATTAGTTTATTCATTTGTTATAGATTTGATTTCTTCGATTCCCTTTGCTGTTAATTTATATATTCCTGGCGACCCTGCTTTACAGATATATCGCGCTGTAGAGATCCAATTGTAAATATACGTGGATGCATTAATTCGCATAGTTTTTTTTGCAGCCGTACTGGCCGCAATCAACTCTCTCACACTTACTCGAATCTCTTCAAGCTTTTCGATCTTTTTCTTAGCTATTTGAGTTAAGAGAAATTTGGTCTTGTCGGACATATAAGGTTTGATGATTGTATTCGCATTGTTTACATCCAAGACTACCCCTGGGGTGTGAATAATTTGACGTACAGCTTCTATACCTTTTTGGTTTAGACGCCAATATCTTACATTTCCTTTTATTTCTGCTCTTTCTATTAAAAATTCGTCTTTATAGTAATTTGACCAATTATATAGGCAGTTGCCTCTTAATGCGCCTAGTTGAGCAAGTATTTCGCTATTTGAAATTTGGACTAATCCTGGTTCTTTAATGTTGTGACTTGCTGCGCGCGCTGCAAACAAATGTACTATTCGCTTTTTTACTTCGGTTATCTTTAGTCTCCTTGTAGGTCCTCCGACATCTAATACATCTAATTGCGGCTGACTAAATGTATTTGATTTTTTAACTGAGGGTTTTAAAAGCTGCTCCAGTGCTGAGGTCATCTCTATCAACCTATCAGCTGTCTCTATTTGAAGATTAAGCTCACTAATCTTTTTATGGCAGTCTTCCTTAATTGCTTGATACACCATTTTGTGCTTGAAGTGAACCTGAGCAATATTATGCAGATCATTCTTTACGTCACCAGCTTCTTCAAAACTTGAAGACTTGGGCAGATTTGGAATACCTAAGAGCTCGAAAATATCTTTTGTTTCAGTTTTCATACTAATGTTTTCCTATTAAATAACCGAATACCCCGTAGGTTGTTTTTCCGTGTTTGTATACATATGGTGCACAACATGGCACCATGTACTTATTACTAACTTCTCCTAGTCTAATTAGTGTTGCGTTGGTGGCTTCAGCTTTACTGACTCCGCTGTAATCGTAGACTGCTCGTATATAATGCTCGTTAGATAGCCCTCTCACATTATCTATACCCAGTGTAATAAACATCAAGCTACCATGAGCAAACATATTGGATATTATGGATCGCAGTGCCAGTATCCGTTGATTTAATAAACCTCCAGTAAGATCAAACCACACTGCCACTGGAGTCTCCGAATAGCCTCTATCGATCAGTCTGTTGAAGATGTCTCCGCATCTTTGATGTGTCCACAATCTGTGAGGATGCTCCTCTAATCTAATCCCGGTCCCGCTTGCTTCGTATGTATCGTCAAAAGTTAATAAACGCAGTTTGGACGCTTTGCTGCGGTGATGCTCCGATTTTAATATGTACTCTAGAATCATGTTTTCTTGGCGTCCAGATCTTGAGGGCATGGTTATGATGTAACCAGGCTTATCAAAATTTAAATCTATCCACGGCCAGAATTTACTATTTATTAATTCATGAGATTTGTATTTTTCTTCAGAGTTCAGTACGAACGATTCGTTGTTCACTTGAAAAAGTGCGTCCGGCAGGATTCGAACCTGCGGCCATCAGATTAGAAATCTGATGCTCTATCCAGCTGAGCTACGGACGCTTTAAAGTTATTTTACAATTACCCAATACTTGGTTTGGTATGGTGTGTGTACACAGCTGTGACTATGGTATTCGTGTACTGCGATTCTGTCTCTATGTGAGTATGGTGCGTATATTTTTTTGTACTCATATTCATGGGTGCTAGTGCAAGCCACAGAAGCAAACGCAGATAAAATCAAAAGTAAATTTTTCATAATTAAAATAGTGGCCAGGGCGGGACTCGAACCCGCATAAGGACTGCTCCTCGGCAGATTTTAAGTCTGCTGTGTCTACCATTTCACCACCTGGCCTTGTACTCAATAAGGATAATAAATACAGTCAGAATTGTTGAGTTTCAATCTTTTTCGGTTTGTAGTAAGCATTCCCCATATGCTAGGCGCTCCATCTGATATCCAGATATGTCCTGAGTCAAGGCTTTTTAGCATCCTGATAGCATCCTTCAATTCTTCCAAATGAAACCATTTAGACTGCACAGGGTCACCATTTTTTTTACCTGTGATCTCTAAAACCTTAAGAGTGAACTTTGTGTCTTGGAGGCGGCGAGGCCAGTCGTACCCATTACCAAGTCTCCAGCTATTTCTGTCTTTGTCTATGTTCATTTTATCTCGTCAAAAAAGTGCGCCCGGAGGGATTCGAACCCCCAACCAACGGCTTATGAGGCCGCTGCTCTGACCATTGAGCTACGAGCGCGTGAAAAATTACATTAAGCTGATTAATAGATTTTCTAGACTATCTTCAGCATTCATACGCATGCGGAGTTTCTTGATGCTTTTACTCAAAATAAACCCCACATTCTCTGCGGATAATTTAAACTGCTCTGCAATTTGTTTATAGCTTAAATTACCCCAATAGCGCGCTCTGATCACATCATGTTGTTTTTTAGATAATTTACCTAAATGTTTCATCAACGTTTCACGCAACCCGTACATGTTGAAATCGGTGTCCACAGAATATGTTTCCGTTGTTTTTTCAAAATCATTTTCTTCAATGTAAACATACTTTCTTTCTTTTGCACTAGTAGTTAGTGCATGATTTCGACACACTGTAAAAAGCCATTTCGAAAGATAATCGGAAACTTTTGTCTGCTCTTGCTTAAATAGCTTCAGAAAAGTTTCTTGCACAATTTCTCGTGCACATTCTCGGTTTTTTACGATATTGTAAGCGTATTGCAAAAGAGGTTTTTCGTACTTCTCCATCGCATATTCTACCCATTTTTCTTGGTCCATAGTTAGCAAATTAATAGTTGTTCTATTCAAGATATTATACCACAAATAGAAGATAAAATTTGCTAGCTATGCTTGAGGCTTATTGTATTTGGTAGTTCTGAAAAAAACGTAACCTTTATGCGCTGGGCTATACTCTAGCACGTACGTTTGTTCTTTTTCTTCTTCTACGATTGCACCCGCAAATATTCCGCCTTTAGCCAACACAAATCCAAATCTGCCGGTGGGTACATTGTTGATTGTGCCGTAGATTTTAAAGTGTGTCTCACTATCCTCAATTTCTGTAACTGTGCCAACATAACAAAATCCGTCTGTTCGATATATTTTCACAGCCTTGCCTATAGGTGTATGTGCAATAATACCAGGGTCAGCTTTACCATGTATGTCGGTGAAGTATGCTTCTTGGTCTATTTGCAGTTTAAAGCCAGGTACTGAAGACTGCTTCAGATCTAAGTTCGCTCCTCCAAATACAGAATCAACTAACGCTAAACAAAGCACAGTTGTTATAATTTTCATAGTACTTATTGAACTGCTATTTTTCTGTAGCTCTCTACGTTTTTATTGTCTTCGGCTGTATTTAATCGTCGTTTAATTTCGTCAATTTCTTTACGCAACTGACGAACAGTTTCTCTCAGTTCGTAAACTTCACTAGATGCGTACGCATTACTCGATGTGTCATCATAATTAAAGCGAGTGTTTCCTGTGGCAAATATATGGTAACCTGAGTTGGTATATACTGAACCCCATGAAGCTGAACTGGCGACATCCGTTAAACAACGCCATGCATCTGGATTTTGATCAGGTGCTTCACCTTCGGTATCTCTTAATGCTGAATACACCATACCGTTGTGAATTACCCAATCATTTATATAGTAGTTTGAAGATACGTCGAATACTTCAAACTTAGGAACATCTTCATCATCGTCAGGTATTTGCGTGAAGTTATCTTCCATAACAATATGCAATTTCTTTGATACCTACTTCATCCAGAATAAAACAGCTTTGTCTTGAAATATTATTTAAGCCCATTGCTTCACTATGTTTATCTCCGCGTACAGTAGTGCTGAGCATATAATGCTCAAACTCAGCATACTCTTTCATCTCGAGATGATGTTGATCTGCAGTGAGCAATACTTTTTGTCTGACACCAATCAATGCCTCAGGCTTACTTAAGAAAAGATTTGCAACATAACTTTCACGAGCTTTTCCTGAGGAAGGAAGGCGGCCTTTGTATTCTGCGCTGTAGCCGTGAGATGCTATGAATAAAGTGTTTTGAATTTTGAACAAGCCATGGTCAGATTGAAACACTTCAAAGCAAATACGTTTCTCGCTACGATAGTAGGCTTCAAGTGCTTTAAACAACACCCAATCACCAAAGTCATTATGATTACCTTTAACGCTCTTAACTTCAACTTTACCGAATAGTGAGAGTAGTGTGTCGATGAGATACACTATACTGTTGAAGGCGAAAGTGAACTGTTCTTCTTTGATGCAATCATGTACAAGCATAGTTCCTTTAGTGGTGAACCCTGCTCCAGTGGTGTGCAAGATATCGCCCAAGGCAGCAAGCACGCATTTATCAAAACCATAATTTCTATCTTTGACGATTTTTGCAATTTCTTTGGCATATGCTGTAATATATTCTTCTGCTTCAGTAGTGCTGTAACCTTTACCTCTGTAAGATTCTTTACTATTTGTCTTTGCTCCGAAGTGGACATCAGACAAACCAACCAACATGGTTTTTGATTTGGACTTATCTTGTGACGGTCCGGTATACTTGATTGGTGAGTATTTTGGAGGTTGCCAGTTAGAAAGAAAATTTGAGAATGGGTCTAGTACTCCCTCTTGTAGCTGCTGCCATTTACGTGCAGCTTCTTCTGTATCCTTCCAGCTTTGCTTTTGAAACTCTTGGTAAAGCTGAAATTTCTTTTTTTGTAGTATGTCGTTAGTTACTTCGCTAACGTCTCTCTCTTTCAACTGCTCGTCTGTGATAGGTTCTGAGTCGTGAGTAATTCCAAGAACACGTAGAATCTCTACCAGATAATTGCGAGGAATTTTATAGTTTCTGCATACTTCATTAATAGTATGGTCGTTACCGTACCAGTTACTATAGTTCTCTTTAATGCCTCTAACTGTATCTCCCTTGAGTACCACATTACCGTTAGCTGCACGCAACCACATTACGTACTTGTCGTCTTCTTTATTGTATACGTACTTCTCAGTAAATTTGAGACTACTGCCCCACTCGCTAGCGTCTTCTGAGTCTGTCTTTACTTTTTTAGCTTTGCTGGGGTTGTTAGGTAGAATAGGGCCTCCCTGCTGTAACACCTGTTTTAGTTCTCTGATAGCAACGCTACCGAGTCCTTGCTTACGTAAATAGGTATCGATACCTTTTTTCTGTTTCTTCAACTTCACACAAGCTTGCAACAGTTCCGGTGGAGCCCAAAAGTTTGCTTCTGTATTGTGAGCCGTTTTTCCGATTTTTAAAACTGTCGATTTCTTTTTTGATTTTAGCATAAACTGTTGTTAAGAAGTACTATATGACTTGAACAATAGCTGTACAATTTTTGATGTTTTTTGGAATTGTACAGGATCTGTTCTCGAGTTCTCCGTCAATATAACCAACTACATAGCTACTGCAAATAAAAAATCACTACAAGTAATAACCGAAAAAGATGTCTCCGCTGATATTGGTCGCAGATCCTGCTGCCTCAATTTCAACAACCATTGCAGTAGATTCACCTGCAGCCAATCTTCCACCAACCCCGAAATTAGCAGGGTCGTCTGGATAGTATTCATATACGTAGTCAACATCCATGTCCTTAGGATCTACTTTAGAGTCTATATACACCACAGTCTGCCCATTCCATTTCACACTAAAGTATCCTTCGACAGCTCCTATCAAATGTCTAACGTATATGTAAGGATATTGATATCCTTGCGCATCTATACCTCTTCGGGTCGGGTTACTAGCGTCGTTAGTATACACAAAAGTTAAAGTTGCTCTAGACCTGACTTGATTTACCTTATCGAGAGTGAACAATACTCCATGGTTGTCGTAATATGTCTTTCCTTCCCATGGAAATGAGTACGGATTTATATCCCAGCTGGCAGCATCTCCTATATTTGAACGTACGTAATTATTTGCAAAGTTCGATAAGTCCGCAATATCGGAAACATTTCCTGCTACCCTGTTTCGAGGTATCCAGAATGTAGCTACTGCCTCAGTAGAAGGTGCTGGTGCTGTAGGTAGTGCGGCCTGCTGGTCACTGGTTAAACTCTGTATTTGTGTTGAGGTTAAGGCGGCTACCTGTACAAGCCTAAACGCTGCTAGTCCTTGAGTTGTAAACGCACTAAGCTTATCTGTAGTTAGATTAAATATGGCGGCTGTGGATATTGCTGCGATATCCTCGGTTTGCATTGTAGCCAGTTGCGCTGTAGTGAGTGCGCTGATTCCTGTCGAGGTTAATCCATTTATTGCTCTAGGTGTCATTGCAGCTATCTGCGCACTAGTTAAAGTTGGAAGTACTTCAGTTTGTAGTCCGACTACCTGTGCAGCTGAGAGCGTACTAATCTGTCTGGTAGTCAAAGCACCGATTTGGGTTAAGCTCATTATTGCCAACTGTGAAGTTTTTAAACCAGGCATTGCTACAGGAGCCAAAGATATTATCTGTGAAGCACTTAAAGACGAAATTATGTTTGTCTGTAATGAGCTAATTTGATTAGCCGTTAATGCATTCACTTGATCTGCAGTCAATAATCTGATTTGTGCAGTACTGAGTGCAGCTAATTGAGTATTTAACAATGCAGAGATTTCGTACTTACTCAGCGCTGTAAGCTGGCCTGATGTTAACGCTGCAAATTCTTGTACAGGTAGTGCAACAATTTCGCTAATTTCTATAGACGGATTTACGTTGTATAGTGTAGGTTTCGTCAAATTATCCAGGTCTTCTAGATCAATAACCAGCTTTTTGACTTCATAAAGTATTGATTCAAAAGCAGTTTGCAACATCTCAGGAGTCCTAACCACAACCTCAATTACATTTGTTCTGTAGTATGATGAACCTGCCTCAGGCTGATCTTCTGGAAAATCTTCTAACTGTACAGGAGTACATACTGCAGCAAAACTATCATCAATTGTACCTTTTGCAAAATTCGTGATTCTCTGATTGACAAAGATCTTGTTCGGCATATTCTCCGCATTGACAGCTTCCAATACCAGTTTGTATGAAGAGATGTGCGGCACAGCGACAGTGCTCCGCTTTAATATTTGAATATTCTTTGACATCAGGTAAAAAAGGTTGCTATCTATTCCCTGTAGCTTAAACTCCCCGCTAGTTAAAATCAATAAAATTATGGAAAACAAAACAGACAATAGTATGTATCGAGTCGGAGATATCGTCATAGGTAGCTCTGACCCTAGTAAGTCGGTGTATTCAATCACTGGAACAAAAGTAAACCCAGAGGGTGTTTCTTTATTTGGTAGCGATGAAGCTCTGACAGCCAGAGCTAAAGATTTGGCAAGGTCTGCTGTAATGGCTGGAGGTATACCGCTTCCTGTCAATCAAGGTGACAGCAAGAACAATCAAACTAAAAAAGCAAAGAAGAAGCTTACTAAAACCAACAAAACCGCTCCATTCTCTATCGAGAGCTATGTTTCAAACGTATCGCATGAGCATGAGATAGGTAATTATGTTAATTATACTCCTCCTTACAGCGCACCATACACTCCAGAGCCTGAGCGCACATATTCAGTGGTACAGTTTGAAAACGATTTTGGTAAGATAAAGTCAAAGGTAGAAAATATTGTAGAGCATGAGTTGGCATTTATGCTTGTATACTCGGATGAGGACGCTATGGTATTCGAACCTAAGGTAGGTGAATTGCTGGCTATTCATACACCAGACAAACAGCGTATCGAAGTATACTATCCAGGAGTTACTTTTGACTCGCCAGATAGCACTAAAAAGTTTATGATTCTATTTAAAGTACCTGCAGAAAATCAAGAATAATTTTATGGAAAAAAATGGAATGTTGACGGAAAAGTCCATAAGCGACTATGACAACACAAAGAAAGCTGAGTACTATGATGCTGAAGGTTTCGAGGTTGCTGATGAAAAAAACAAACACAAGCTCAGCAAACCTGAACGATTAAACAAAACGCAGGACAATAAAGAATAACTATGATGTCTCCAGACGATCCGCAGAATTATTTTAAGATAGGCGACAACGGCAGAGATCGCTACTCTAATCCTTTCTATAACATCCCATTGCAATATCTTCCGATGAATATCGAGGGTATGTTGCTTTGGGCAGAACATTTCTTGTATAGAAACGGATTCTACAAACAGGCGTTAAACCGTATTGCAAACTACTTTATTACATCGCTATCGATTGAGTGTGATGATGAAGAGGCAAAAAAAGAATATCATGAGCTATTAGATAAACTTAAATGGAAACAAATTTGTTCTAAAGCAGGGCTCAATCTACTAGCTTACGGTAACGAGTTTATTACAGTTAACCAGGGGTTCTATAGATATTTGAACTGTCCTTCTTGTGGTAAGTCTACAAACATCGACAAGCTACAGAACTACGAGTTTAATAAAAATAAATTTAGTATGGTTTGTTTGAAATGCTCCTACAAGGGTGAGCATAAGGTTGTAGATAAGCCTGCTAATAGTGTAGATAAGATTCATGTAGTTCATTGGCCTGCTAAAGAGATCAAGATCCGTTACGAGGAAACTACAGGAGAGGCAGAATACTTCTGGGACATCCCTCAGCAGTACGCTAAAAAAGTAACTACTAAAAACAACAAGTTTTATAGCAAAAAGACTCCTCAGATTGTTTTCGAGTGTGTGTTTAATAAAACCATGCTTGCGTTCAATTCAAAGAACTTTGTGCATCTCAAGCTCGATACACCAAGCACTATCAGAACAGATGGAAAGGCTATTCCTCCAAGCATGTTCATCTTTGAAGATTTGTTCATGTTGCAGACGTTGAAAAGATATAATGAAGTTATTTGTTTTGAAGATATCGCCCCGTTCAGAGTCATCAGCATGGGTGACGGCACTAATCCTGCAGCGAACCCGTTCTTGAATCAAAACGGCGCTCTATGGTCGCATGCTGTAGATACCATGATCGAGGAACACAGACGAGATCCAGGATCATATCATAAGTTTCCCTTCTCTATTAATTATCAACAACTAGGAGGAGAAGGTACAAAACTAGCTCCAACCGAAATGATGGAGTATGCAAAAAATGGTATTCTAAATGCTTTGGATGTTCCTGTGGAAATGTTTCAAATGACCTTCCAGCAAACAGCTGCAGGACCTATGCTGCGTATGTTTGAAAATGCTTGGAGCGTTATTCCAAGTAATTACAACATGTTGCTAAATCATATGGGTGAAGTATTGGGCAACATCATGGGTCTGCCCAAAGCTAAAATATCTCTCATTCCGATTACCTTCTCAGACGATATGGAAAGAAAGTCTGTCATTGGTCAGCTTGTATCTGCAAATGCGATTGCAAGATCTGAATTGCTCAAGCTTTACAACTTTGACTATGAAGATCAGATTCGTAAGAAACTTGAGGAAGATCGTATTGCTCAGGATGTGCAAACCGAAGAACAAGAAAAGCAGCAACTAGCTCAAGCTACTCAAGCCAATCTGATGCAGATGCTGCAAGGTCAGCAACAGCAGCAACCTGGAGGGGCACCTGCAGGCGGAGGCGGAAATATGACGCCTCAAGATGCACTAGCGCAAGCACAACAGCTAGCTCAGCAACTGTTCCCTATGGATGGCGCTCAGAGAAGATCACAATTACAGCAGATTAAAGCACAGGATCAAGATCTGTACGCTCAAGTAAAAGCGCAACTAGATCAATTAGGTTCCCAAGCTAAGTCTCAAGGCTTACAGGGAGCTAAACAACAAGCAGCACAAGCCCCTCAACAGTAATATTATTATGGCAAAAATTTATAGATGCATGGTAAGTGACAAGCCTATACCTGAAGAAAGGGTCAAGGCTTTGAAGATGTTAGGTATACCGGAAGATAGATGGACTTGTGTAGAGCATGCGGTACAAACACCTAAGAAAGGAATATACTTAGGTGAAGCAGGCACAAGTCAGCTACTCATTGTGGATAAAGTTTACGATGACTCTGTGCGTTCAGTGTTCCGTGGAGCAAGAAAAGAAACTTCTGAAAATAAAGAAGACGAGGAATTAGAATCTCCTGCCTACAATGAAAAGGAGTTGAACTATTACATATCTAATGACGAACCCTCAGAACCCGAAGAAAACACAGCCAGTTAGTCTAGTTTATAAAATTCCCTAAATATTATGGAAAATATAGAACAAACCAATGATGTTGATTTAAATGATACGAGTAATGAAACTCGCGTTGTTTTACCTGATGTTGATTTAAATGATACGAGTAATGAAACTCGCGTTGTTTTACCTGATGTTATACCTTTTGATATGGCAGGAAATGTTACTGTTACAGAACACTATCATGAGGTTATTACCCCTAATAAAATAATTGATGACCCACAACAAACCATCAATTTTTCAAATATTAAACCTCTCATGAATGCGACGTATGTAAAAAATATTGAAGAAAATTTATTAGAACTCTCACAAACGCAACAACCGCGAGTTTTTTTATCTGATGACCTAGAAACAGCTGATGAAAACATATTTCTATAAATAATATGCACGACGCCGACCACCACTTACACGCATCTGATACAGTTGTTAACTTACAAGAGTTACTCGAAACAGTAAATAATTTAGAGAGTGACTCAAGAGTTAGAGAAGCTGAGCTTGATAGTTTAAAGATAAGGCTAGAGTCTAATGTTTTAACGGTACAAGAGCAATTACGAGGTCTAGAGCGTGCCGTCCAAGATATCAGAGATATGGCTAGAGACGCTAAACATATCAGTGTTGGAGTAGATGGGCAAAACGGTTTACGAGGATCTATAGCAAATTTAACTAGAGACGTTAATAGTATGACTCAAGATTTTAATTTCTTAAGGCAGACTGCAAACAGCTATAATGAAACTAAAGACCTCTTGATGCGTCTTTTTGTCACTTCTGCTGTGGCTGTGGTTGTCCAGTTCGGTGGTGCTGTATGGTTTGTTTCTTCGTTACACAGTAAACAAGAAACTATCAGAGAAGATTTGAATAGAGTTATACGACATATTGATAAAACTTACGACGAGCAGGGTAAGGCGCCATTACCTGTAAAATAGCTTGAAGGTTAGTCAATACAAGAATGAGCGGGGCGAGGTACTAGGATATATGTTCATGTGTCCTGGTTGCGGTAATTATCATGCTCCAAAAACACTAGATGACGGTAATGGACACACATGGAAGTTTAACGGTAGCCTAACTACACCCACTTTCTTTCCATCGTTATTGTTTTCAGAACAAGAGCAAATCTGTCATTCTTTCGTTAAAGATGGCCACATACATTTCTGTAGCGATAGCACACACAGCGCAGCGGGTCAGTCCGTTCCTTTGTTCACACTGGACAATAACTAGATCAACTGCTAGAATACCCAAATGAAATCGGGTTCTAGCTTAATGTTCGTTGTTGTAGGGCTATTATTATCTGCTTGCGCTACACGAAGCAGACTGCCCCTGTATTCTCCTGTAGTTGTCCCGCCTCCTGCACATAACACAAATTCACTCGGAGGCAACATAGATGATATCGATAACTCACTTAAAAAAGCTTCATCTGAGATAGACAGAATTAAAATACTGATAGATTCCATACCAGTTAATTAAGTATGAAAAAATATATTATTTTTATTTCTGTTTTTCTGTGCGCTGCTTCTTTAAAAGCAGACGACAAGAACGCATTCAATAGCGAGTTGAAGCGTAGATTATCTTTGGAGTTGAGTAATCTACAGACTTCTATGATGGATGCAAAGAATGAGATAGCTCAGCTGCGTAGAGATAAAGCCCATATAGATGCTGATCTTAAAAACATGGAGAGCTGGGGTAAAGTTCAAGAGCAGGAAAAAAATGATTACTATGAGCAAATCATAGAAGCAAATCAAAAAACTTCAGATGTACAGGCACAAGTAGACACTGAGATAGAAAAGAATAAAGCCACACTTTTAAAATATCGTAGAGTCAAATCTATACTAGGTTATATCTTTGGACTTGTTTTGAGCTATCTCTATATCAGGCTAGGTGCTCAAGCATTGTCGACAATAGCGTCAACGCTAGTAGGTCCATGGGCTTTTGTATTACGTTTTGCTGGACCTGTACTGGCTTTCGGGGCAGGCTATTTAACTGTTAATCTAATGTTTTAGTTATGTTTAAATCTCTAATCAATGTTGCAAAAAATGCTGCTTCGTTCTTACAAACCGGAGTAACTCCTCCTGGAGTATGTCCTCTAGAACAGAAAGATGTGGCAGATACCAATCACTTCGCCAGTAAAAAATTCTTTGCAGCCTTTTCAGGATTTATTATTTTAGCTGTTTTTTACATCAGCAGCATAGGTATACTGTTTCTCCTAGATCACGAGCCTGCATTACTCGCAATCTATCCCACAATATTCACAAAAACAGTAGAGGTGTTTGCAGCTATCATGGCAGTGTACCTAGGAGGGCAGGCAGTGGTAGATCTCAAGTACAACAGCACCAGCAACGCCTCGCTAGACGCCAAGGTTGAGGTTGTTGATATAACTGAACGTAAAATCACAAACGAAAAAGAAGACGACTATACACTGGAAATTGAAGATGAAACTAAATGATAAAGGTATTGAGTTTATTGTTACTGAGGAAACAGGCGGGAGAGCCTACTATGAAAAGGTATATAAGAGCACTTTTACCTGGCCAGGAGGAGCGTCTGGTCCTACAGCCATGGTGGGTATTGATGTTGGCTATTATACTGAGGAAGAGGTCAACAAGATCTTTAAGCCTCTTACCGAGCCCTCAGAACTAGCATTGATACAGGGAGGAAGAGGATTAAAAGGGTTAAGCGCTAAAGAGTACACAGTCAGACTCAAAGGCATTACTTTCTCTTGGGAAGAAGCTATTCAAACATTTAAAGAATTTATTCTACCTAAGTTTACAACTCTGACCTGTAAAACTTTTCCAGGAGTCCTAGATCTGCATGAAAATGCGCAAGCAGCTATGGTTTCTGTTGTATTCAACAGAGGAGTAGCTTTAAAGGGTGCCTCTAGAGTTGAGATGCTAAATCTTCGAGAACTGATCAAAGCAGGTAAAGACTATGCTAAAATGGCTGCACAGTTCAGGAGCATGAAAAGGATATGGGACAAGACTAGTGGTCTTGTAGCTAGAAGAGAACGTGAGGCTCTTCTTATAGATAGCTGCAGCTAGGCAGTATCTTCATCATCATCATCGGATTCATTATCGAATCCTTCTATTAGTTCCTCATCTTTTAGCGCCATATTATGCATATGCTTTAGGGCAGCAGATATATGCATATCGCCAAAATTAATAAGCCCTAGTTTAATTACAGGGTTATCGTAGGCTTCATGAGCATACAATTCTCCTTTTTCGTTACATACAAGCAGCATATACCCTCGGGTATATTCACCTAACTGCGTTATAAAGCTGCTCGGTATCATAAACCCATGGTCTTCTTTATCCTCGTGCATGATTAAATTATAGCACTCTGGTAGCTAAAAAAAAGGAAAAACCCTATTAAGGTTTTTCCTCTTTTTCCTAGAAGACCATCTCTTGGTATTCTATTTTTTGCGCATCTGTTAACGGCTTCAACAGTGTGGCGTCATTGACTTGATTCTCAGAGAAATATATGCCAGTACCGTACATAACCCGGTAATGATATACCCATTTAGTCTCTATAGGGCTAGATTTGTTGGTTGTGCTAGAGCTCAAATTTAATTGTTGATATCTGTGAGCCATGCTACAATCTTTTAATGCTCTATATCCTCTGGCGATAGTTTTTTCAACTACAGGAGGAAGATCATGGAAATATACATACTTGTAATCTTTCTCAACAACCTCTCTGTTACCTAGGTTGAATTTGACTAGGTCTTTGTAAAAACTAGCGTTGTCCGCATATTCATTCAATACAGCTTTGGCTGTTGTTACAGCTACTACACTTTTAAGAATATTTTTATTGCTTAACGCCGCAAGCAGCACCGTTGCATCTGCCTCTGTATGCTGCTTTTTCTTCTGCTGGATGTTTGATTTCTCCAATACGTGTTATTTGCGCTTTTAAATTTACTATCTCTTCCTGCAATCTCTCTTCCTGCTCCTTACGCATTAAATACTTTTCCCTATAGATCTCCCTGAAGTCTCTCATGTGTTGAGAGTTATATTCAGTTAGCCCTCCAACAGCCACAAGGATCAGAAGAAAGCTAGATACAATATGATAGATTGTACTAGCTGCTGGACCTAAGAGTAAACTTACAGCACCGAACACACCAAGCGTACCGGTTATAGTTATAAGTGTTTTTTTAATTTTCATAAGGAGTCGTCTAATTTACTGGCAGTTAATATGAGTATGGTACATACCATAGATCTACCAATAACGTAGATACTCAAATTATTATACCATCATTTGAGCTATTTTTTCGACGGCTGCTTTCGACAATAATTGATTTATTGTTAACGGAGGAATCATATTATTATGAGACACATCCAAAGCTTCATACATACATTCACAAGCATTAGCGATTTTTTTTAAATCGTCTGCGTTGTTAAAATGCTTTGCGATCAAAGCTATGAATGTGTCGCTACTGTGGAAGTTAGCATTCATCGCGATAATTACATTTTGGATAGTTAGCTTCAAGATAATGGGCCACAGGCTCGCACACATAGCCTTCCCCATTTCCTCTGACCAATATACCGCCAGTACCTTTATAAACAGTGTCTTGATATACGACGATCAGAGACCCTGGAGATGTACTCGGACCTGAGAAAAATACCAATGCATCTGCGTTGGTGTTTTCAAATGTGTTTATTATGTCTGTGTATAGTTCAGTCTTTTTAAGCTTGTCGTAGAAAAACATGTTGCTCAAATGTATGGTATTTTTTGAGCATCCGATTTTAAACGATACGCCGATCTGATCTACCAGATCTAGTTCAAGAATAGGGTGGTTGATGCCGAGCTCTTTAAAATATTTTTCAGCAACTGCTCTTATTGTAGCTTTTGACGCACCGAAGTGTTTGGCTACTGCATCGCAAAAGCTTATATGTGTTTTTGTCATAACTGTTTACATTTTAACTACAGCATCTTTGAGTATATAGCCCGCTGCAATTTACCTAGCCAATTCTGTACAGTATAACAGCAATTTGCAATTTTTATCCAAAACCTTCTCCAACCTACATAGTTTAAAATTTTCTTAGTTCTGTTCCACAATAGTTTTTCTTTTGCAGCGGCAGCTTCTTGGTACAGCTGATTATTCGCCTCATAAGAATTAAGAAAATCGACCTTGAAGAGCTCTATTTTGTCCAGCTTCCCATATATGAAATAAGCATTGAACTCTACCCATATGTCCTGTGTAGCTGAATATTTTAAACTACTGTAGAAGTTGATTACTCCGTGGTGGGCTATAGGTTTTAAATATTTATTTTTAACCACGATTTCTTTGTAAGGATTCCATGGTTTTGGTTTTATTGTTGCCAGTTCTTCTTCTGTATAGCAGATATATTCACGCTCCACTACTTCCTCATGAAGCTCACCTGCTTCATTTATCACATATAGCGCCAGGTCGCAGTCCAGATCTTTTGTTTGAAAATCTACACTAGCCCAGGTTTCTTTTAATTCCTGCAATAGCTCGCTTAAAGGTAGCGGGTACTTGCACAGAATAGTGTCAAACATTCCCATAAGTTTAAACTGTGTTATTGTTCTAGTGTTGTACCTGGTTTGAAGAATTCTATGAATGCTGGAGTAGATTCTCCAACATACGCACCTTCAACGTTAAATGAAAAGTATTCGTAAGCTTCTTCTTCACTCATGTCGCGCATCAATATCTCAATGCACTTATGCCTATCGAATACTGCTATAGGGTTATTAAATTGAGTAGCTACACCCACGAATGCTTCTTCAAACCCGTCAGCCATCAGCACCGGCTGGTCAGGGTAGTTATCGTCTAGCCATGCATCTATCTGTTCAATTAAATTTTCCATACGTTTAGCTGTACACCAAATATTCAATCACATAAGCAACCAGCAAACCTGCAGCTGCTCCTGTAACAAAAGGAATTAATGTATTGACGGTAAAAAGTTTTAATTTGTTCATATCATAGTGTTTCTGTTCTTCTGTATCTAGTATTTTCATAGATTCTCGAACGACTTTTCTTTCATCTTGAATTCATAGTCCAGATCTATGCTTTTACCGTACGTATCTGGTACAGCTGTAGCATAGTCTGCATGTTTACGAGGGTTGTTTTGATCTGGTGCTGATTCGCTATAGTGAAACAAGGGCCTGATTATTTGTCCCCATGACTCATAGCTGATGTTAAATGCCTCTTCTTCAGAGAGACCATCAGGGTGACACTTGTGATGCAGATAGTCGAAAGTGATAGGAAACCCTCCTCTAGGCTTCATATACTGATCTAACTTCTTAACACTCCAGCCTGAAACCTTGTCATCGTTCTCCAACACAAGGCGCATTCTGGTGTGGAGCTTCAATCTAGAATAGTTTTCTACAAACTTGTCTGCCACCCTATCCCAATCTCCATTACAGTTAACATGTATGTTTATCGGATTCATGAATATATCATAGCAGCCAATATCGTTCATAAAGTCTGAATAGAAATCTAGCTCTCTGATTGTTCTAATTACAGCGTCTTGATTTTCGCTGGCTAGAACATTAAACTGATCAGGATGTAGGCTGAGTCTTACCTCAGGGAACTTTTCTCTAGTGTCTTTGATATATTGCACCTTTGCTAATATCTGAAAGAAGTTAGGTAGGTCCCTCATCTTTACCTCCGCTTTATCGTATGTGATAAGCGGAAACAGGCTGGAGCTTAGTCTGTAGTTTAGATTATGTTCTCCACAATAAGCTATAGCTAGCGCAGTAACATCTAGGTTGTGCTCGATGATTTCACCCAGCTTAGTCAGCCCCAGCTCCCTCGGTAGAGAGCTGAAGCTTTTGTATGTGATAGTTCTAAACTTTAAAGGCTCGAGAGCCAGTACAATACAACAGACGCCTTTTTTAATCATTGATTTGTATGTAGCGAATTCATTTTTGTGTTTCTTGAGATATGATTTCTTCCAACTCTTTTTTAAGAAAAGCCTGGGCACAATAATACCTAGACTCTCCTTCTGGTGTTGTAGCTGGTCGGCTGTTCTCTAGCAGATACTCTGTCCATAGTTTAAGTACTTCTAGCTTTCTTCTAAGCTTTTTTTCAATTTCGTCGCACAACATATTAGTCTCTGTCGTCTTGGTCGTCCTGGCAGCATTCGCACCGCCAGAGTGATTTACTTGGGTTTTCTTTGTTTCTTTGGACAATGTATAGGTAAGTGCCGTTAGCGATGTCCAAACCTGTAGTGATATCTCCGCAATCTGTGCATTTAAACTCCATTTCTGGAAGCACACCCTCTTTACTTAATATTGCCATCTAATAATCCTTTTAATTTGTTTCTAGTACTTGCGCATGCTACATGATCATCAATTATCTCTAGAGCTTTACGCATACGGTTTCTCAACCCCTGAATTCCATCGTCATCATCATCACCCAGGCACATACCTTCGCGATACGTGCCTGAGTAGATTAGTTCTCCGTTTTTAAAGACTTCAAATTTAGACGAGCCATCTTTAATCATATTAATCAATAAACGCGTATCGAGCTACAGGCTGTTGAATGCTGCGATCCATGTAGGGGTAGTTTTGAACATATCGAGCTTTGCTGAAGTGTAGGCTGTGATTGTCTGCAGTCTCAATCAAGATCTCTCGGTCTTTGTTTTGCTCGTCAAACAAGCTTTTGTCCTCTGTAATGTCTCTCCATTTGATGTCACTCATAATTCCCATACTATTTTGCTAGCTCTAAGAGTGCGTGGTGCAGCAATAGCTCTGCATTAAACTTACCAGAAAGCCACATATCAAGTATTTGTAGCTTGGTATATGGTGTTTTGATATGTGACAAAGCCTGCCGGATTCTTAGGGAACTTTCAGCTAGCTGTTTCTTCATTCTACGCTCTCTAGCGTCATTCATCTTAACATCGAACCAGTTGATGGCGTAGTTAAAATCCTCTTCATTGCTGCTGTTAAATATAGCATCATGCAGGAAGTCATGTGCTTCCTGGTCATCTTTGTCTACGCCTAGGCTCTCTGCGAGTTCATTATATAATTTGTCGCTAGCAGCCTGATTCTTGATAACTTGCTCTCTAATGACTTTTACTTTGAATTTGTCGTTCTTTTCCATAGTTTCGGGTATTTCAAACCAGCTTAAACTAAACCTATGTGCTGGAAATTCTTTTAAAACTACTGCGGTCCAACTAGAATTAGTTTGCAGTTCATGTACAGTGTATTCGTTACCCACCACTAGAAGTTTAGCGGCAGCTTCAGACATGTTAGTGAACCAAAAGGCACTGATGCCTTTGAACTTTATCTTACTTCCGATTTTAGCTAATGTTTTCATTTACTAATCCTTTCTAAAATTATTTCTCTCGTATTCAGCATCCGCACCTTCTTGAAAGCCTCTTTCGTATTCTTTGTTAAGTTGTTCTTGTAATTCTTTAATCTTATCTGCTGCATGTGTCGCTACATGCCAAGTAGGGCCAGCAGTCACAACTCCATCAGCTTCTGTAGCATTAGGAAAGTTTTCTTGATCGTCTTTAAACCAAGGGTAGTTTAGAGCTTTTCCTAAGATTTGGTCAATCTCTCGAAACTCTTCCAACATCTTGACATTTTGTTTATTGAGTTTAGCGATCACTTCTCGGTGCTCGTCAATGATACGAGCATAATCTTTGACTAGCTCGCCCATGGTTATGTATTCTCCCCGTTGCGTGAGCAGATCCCTTGAGATACCTTCTTGTATCTCTATTCTTGCTTTTAACCGCTTTACCTCATTCTGAGCTTCTTCTAATTGTTCAATAGTTGTTTTCATCCTAGGTTATTTAGGTTCCAAAAGTTACGATTAATAATTTCTTGTTGTTGTTCTTCAGTAAGCTCACCGTTACCAACACGATGAGCATAACTCCAACTATCTGCATTATTCAATAATGTTCGAATACCGGAACCGTTTCCAGAAATTGTCATCATATTGATGTTGTGCAGAAACTGCTCATATTGAGCTACTTTCTCTTCTAGTGTAGGTGTATTCATACTAATACGTAATTTTTAGATTATCTAATCTGTCTTCTATTGTTCTTAAGCTATTTTTAAGTTCATTGATGCTCTCGTCATATTCGACCAGCTGAGTCAAAAACAAACTGACTTTTTGCTCTTCACTAAGTTTACTCCAAAAGTTTTTGCTAAAAGTATCAGCGTTGGTGATGCGATACTCATTGAAGGATATAATTTCAATACCTAGGTTTTCGATTAGTTTAACTGATAGTCTACCGTGATTTGGATAGATGCTTTTTAATATAGACTTATCGATTTTCATTCTTCTTTTAAATGTGGTGTTGCGAAGTCAACTTCATCTAGGTTAGCTTGTGGTCTGTCTGCCAGCCTAAGCGTCAGTCTTTTCCATTCTTCAAATCTGGTAATCTGAATTTCTGAATCTATACGGTATTGTTTAACTGCTTCGATATACTCATAAGCATTATTAAAAATCACCATATTATTCTCGTGAAGAGGAAGCATTCCTCTTTCTTTTTTAAATGCATTTAATCTTTCATACAATGCCTTTTCACTTTTTGATATGAAATCATCAATCTTAATCCCCCATCGAGATTGAAACACGATGATTGGACAATGATTGTTTATCTGCACAAATGCAATATCACCATCATCAGTCAATGAGTGATATATATTGTTGCACAGAATTTCAAAGTCGTGTGCGTTTTCGTAAAAATATTTAAACGCATCATGTTCTGCTATCATGGCATATCTATCTTCGCTATCATAAATAAACCTGCACAGCGTTGCGGCTGCTTTATATTCAGGATACTCTTGAGCCTCAACGTCAATCATGTGCTTGATTGCTTTGATGGCTTGTTTGTGCTTTTTTTCTAATTCTTTTATAAAGCTACTTTTCATTAGGTATAACTATTTCAAACGTGTAACCGTCTTCTGCTCTATAAGTAGGATATAGTGCCTTCACTTCCCTATGCATGCTTTCCATATTTTTCCTATCATACTCATAAGAACCTACTATTCTTTTACCGCTTTTTGTGCGGCGATCTTTGATGTATATATTTAATATGTAGGTCATACTAGTCTACGTTATAGTGAATCGCAAAAGCCAACAAAGCAAATATAGCTACTGTCAGTATTAGCGGCGTTGGAAGCTTGTTTAAAGCTGCAATGTTGTACGGCTCCATAGATTTTCTTGAGTTTATTCGTCAAGCGTATCTTCAATTTTCATTGTTTTACCCATCCATGCTTGAGGCCTGATATTAGTGAACCAGTCTTGTATACTGGGTATTCTACCCAAGTCCTCTTTTACATGCTGCTCGCCTACCCATCTCGTAGGTATCTTCTTCCCGTTGCTGAGTGTGATTGTTATACCGAACTTCTGCTCACACTCATATATTCCTTCACTGTGATGTCTGAGAGCCCTGTGCCTGAAGTCGGCATAATAGGCTTTAGACTCATCGAACCAGTTATGGATAGGGAGGTAGTCTCCTACCTCCCCTCCCCATTTCTTCACACTACTCATAGCGTGATGATAAGGATGACTCATTAGAACTTGTCGTTATAAGTCTCTACAGATTGTACTCGCTCATTATACTCAAGCTGCCCTGTGCCGTCAGGATTAATGGTTACAAGCCCATACGACCCTTCATTAATTTCCCAACCCGGATGCTTTGCCTCCAGAAGGCTATATACAACCTCAAGGATTAACCCTTCCGCAGTGTCCTCTTGTTCAATTATCTCGCTAATAAGTTCACCGTTAACAAATTTACTTGTTTTTGTAAATAGCTTGCATGGCTCTGCGTTTAAGTCTGTGTCCTCTCCATTCTCATCTATAAAAGAAACAGAGTCTATCTGGCCGCTGTCGCCACTACCATCAAACTCAACTTCCACTCTAGCTATTTTATGTTTTTCTAGAAGCTGTTTAACAATTTCTCGATTCTTATTAACCAACTCGAGTGCTTCTTCTTTTTGTTTTGCTAATATTTGTAAGTAGTCCATGTTGTTTTAATCTAGTTGTAGGTTCCGTAGTCTTCAGGCTTCATCGGATCATAACCATCCATCATTGCGAAAAACCGCTCTCTCGACAGTTTACCTTCACACTCATAAATAGCTGTCGCCAGAATTTCTCCATAAACTCCGCCGAGTTGTTCTCGTATAGTGTCATCATCGCTGAAGTCTAGTTTACTGATGTCGTAACTGATCTTCATAAGCTCATTAGCACTAATCTTCCAACCTCGTCTAATAAGTTTATTTACTCTAAACAATGCACATAGCGGGAAACCGCTGCCGGCATAATATAGTTCTTTTGCAACGATAGCTTCTAAACTGAATTGATTTAGTACCAGTTTATCATCTTCAGTGTAGTAGTTTTTAGTGTGTACGAAATCAAACGTTTTGTGGATTTTTTCTACATCTCCACAGAACCTAATAACTATCTGCACACCTGAGGTAAGTGTAATAGCGTTTCTTGAAACGTAAATCGGAGTATATTCACCCACAACCTCTAACTCTGCAAGCCGCTTTATAGGTGTTAGAGGAGTATCTAAACCAATTGTGACACCTGTGGCTGTTACTTGCAAAGGTATTCCACGCCAACCCATAAGGGCTGTATAGTATTCCGCAAGACGAAGAGCTGTCTTAGTATTTTTTAGATATATATCGTAATCATTGACAGGTTCATCTAGCAGCATACTGCTGATGCAGCCTCCAGTTACAATAAAATCCCGCTCCACGTCTTCTCTAAGGTTACGATCCGTAATCGAGCTTACCCATTCTTTTACCTTATTTTTAATATTTTTTTCTACTTCTTTTTTATTCATAGTGTTAATTATCGTTTGAGTCTGCTTCAGTTACGTACTTATCTAGTAGATCTATTTTTTCATCTAGCGCCTGATTGAGCTTCTCAATATCCCATTCATAAATCTCTTGAAGCTCATCAAGAAGATCTTTGATTTTACTTATGCAGTCTGCTACTGATCTATTGCCCATATTTTTAAATATTAACTTCTTCTAGGTTTTTTGTTCTGATCTTAATTGTGTTGTTAAACCTGGGGATTCCGTCGCTGCTTAAATTCTGATACTTTACAGTTGCCTGCATTCCCAGTATATCTAGACGACGAGCCCACAGTCTTCGCTGATATTCAATTCCGCCCACAGGAACAGAATCAAATTCTTTACCGTCAGCCATGGCTAGTCGAAGAATTATACATCCTTCACGACTACCCTTACCTTCTTTATAGCCTACAATCTCATACTCGTTTTCGTGAAAATCCTTACGTTTAAGCAAGTCTTTTGTACGCTTATGTTGATATAGACTATTACCTGTACGAATCATCTGCCCCTCGTAGCCTTCAGCCATATATTGCTGATATAAGCTATCCAACTCTTCTTGAGTGTGAGCTGAAACAGTATTTACGGGTTTTACATATGGACTACGTAAGCCGTTAATTCCAATAAGCATTAGAAGATAATCCATCTGTCTCCGATTGAAAGGTTGCTCGGAGGTTGTGATTATATCGTATACATGATATTGCACACTCTGTTTGCACCTCTCGATGTCCTCAGGATTAGCTTTAGGCTGCTTCACAATGCTCACGATTTCTTCAAACTTATCTTTAAGTTCGTGTGAGTACATTTCGCCGTCAAGAGCGAGCAGATCTGGGTATTGCTCAAACAACGGCTGCACAGCTTCTTTGATATGTTCTAGTGTTACGAAAGGTTTCCATTGTCGGCTAAATACTCCATGCCTCGTAACAATACAGCGCAAACCGTCTAGCTTAGGCTGACTGTATATAGGAAACACCAGCTTATCTTTATAATCCGTATAGTCTTTAGCAAGCATTGGATCTAATCGCAATGGGTGAGCTCCATCAAGAGCATCCACATCCTCAACATAACCCTCGTCTTTTTTCTTTTGCCATTTGGCTTTGGATTCTAGCTCTGCCTGTTCTTCTGCAGTAGTCTCGTTCTTTTTACCGATGTTTTTACCAATACACTTGGTAGGAGCACTGATTATCTTTTTTCCTTCTACTTGCCCACTTACTGTATGGTAGCATCCGTCTTCAAAGAATATCTGCCACTCCTGAATAGCCCCGGTGGAAGTATATTTGAATAGCTTGGGTAGGTTCATTTTTTACGGCCTATTGTTTTTGTAACTGTAACTGTTTTACGGATGGTGACATTTCCCGACTTAACTGTTTTGACTCTACGAATAGTTGATTTCTTCATACTGATTATTATCTAATTATCATTCCTTCTTGAGGTTTGGTAGGGAAGTATTTGTCGATTTCTTCTACAGCCTCGCGAATCAGTTCCAGGGAGTTATGACTCAACGACCAAAACTTTACACGATCCACATTATAATCATCTATATTTGGAACTACAGATATGCGTAATTTACTTTTTTCGTAAGTTGCGTGTGCTGTGAGCTGCCAATACATGGTCCAAATTCTCAAGTGCTCTCTATAATGCCATGACATATTATCTGTATGTATGACGCTGATACAGCACTGATAGTGTGTTTTTTTAATACATGTTGGATTGACACATACAAATAACCCAGGCTCGATTTTGTTTAAAAATTCTTTCGGGGTATCATTTAAATGTCTGGTAGGCCACAGAAGTTGTACACCTGCTCTAGCTGTGCTGCCTTTATTTACAAAATAAATATTACTCATTGTTTTCTGAAGTCTAGTTCGTCTTCAAATACTTTTCTTATATCTTCTGCTATATGATGTTGTGTGTTGAGTATTGCTTGCACATGTTCTGAAGATAGGGAATCTAACGTTCTCCATTGCAGCTCTTCTTTTCCATCTTTGCCTCTGGTGCCCCATTTAAACACAGTACGGATCTTTTCGTGAGGGTCGTTAGTGTAAACAAAGGCAGGCGTAGCAGGCTCTTTGTTTACGCTCCTTCTCACATAGTCTATACCGCCGTCCAGCATGTATTGTTCGCCATTAGCATCAGTGTGTGTTTTATAGTCGTGTCTATGCAGCGATTCTAAACGCGTACCATCGGGTGTTATGATTGCGCTCACCAATAACTTATTCTTCATCTGTTTGTTTTTCCCACCAAAGCTCCTCGCCTTCTTTCCATTTTTCTTGTTTCTTTTTACAGTCGGTACATACAGTATGCCACCAGCCTGAGGTATACAGCTTTCCAGGCTTACCGTCGTTTTGACATATCTTACCGCTCATATGCTCTGCAAACGCAATCACACCGTCTACATAGCCGCAATACCTATCCCATGCAGCATGGATCTGTTTTTCAGATAAGCCGGCAACCTCTTCTTTTGTGAACTTCCTATAAACGTCGTGGTATACTCTAAGTGTGCCGAATTTTTCTTTTACTTGCGTGAATTTTACGCCGAAGCCTGGGAACTTTTCGTACCTATCAAATTTTGCAACATAGAGAATGTTGTTGGGTAGCTTAAACCACCGTTCAATTTTTCTACACTTGTTATGTAAAAATACTTCTAAATCGTATTGATACGGAAACTTCTCTTTTTTCAATATATAGCGAGACCCTGCTCGCTGCAGCATGTCACACATTTCCCTGATAATAGGCTCCCAACCGTCTCCACATTCTAATCCCCAGCACATGCATGTTTCTGACATGTCTAGAGTATGTTCCTGAAAAATCTCAGGAAAGTCTACGTATAGCTTATCTTGCAGTTCTTTGTTCATAGCTTTATAATAATATCCTTATATTCACCTTTCTGTTAATCTTAACCGCAATTTCTTCAACAGTTTCTTTGACAAAATATTTAAAGCCGTTAGTAAGCTCGATACTTGTCATTTTTTTATCGTCGTTGATTTCCTGGAGAGTAGCTATCATATCAACGTTGATATAGATAGGTGGTTCTGAATAAGATACAGTTAATTTAATTAGTGTTAGACTCATAAGCTGCTACCCTTTCTTCATGTCGTAAGGCTGATTCATTACTTTCAGGCTCCACCAAGATTTTTGCAAAGCTTCTGACTTGATGGGCACTACCGACCGAATGACTAGACCTTCAGCGTTTGTTCTTCCGTTATCATACTTAGCTTCGTTAGCCATCTTTTGAAGTTCTTCACTAGATGGAAAATTATTTGCAGTGAATCTATGTAGTACAGAGACTGTCGGAATGTTGTGTAAGCTGCAAAAGCACCTAGTATAATCCCAGTCCAACCATTGCCAGGTTTTAATATTTTTTAGCTGAAAAGCAAAGAACGTAAGCTCTTGCAGTTTCATAGGGTTTCCTTGAATACCTGGACCGCATACTTCACCTTGAATAGCTAGTTCAGATCCGCTGAAGGATAATGCTTCTTCCAGCTTATACTTTCTAGCAACTTCCCAAAAAACATTACCCTCTGTCTCTTCAAGCTCTAGGTTTCTAGAGCACACTCTGAATTGTCCATCTTTATAGATAAACGTTCCACTACTGCCGTCACATTTCAGAGTTGCAATGAACTCTTGCCCATTAAACCTAGATTCTCTGATTTCTTGTAGTGCTTTAGGTTCACTACGAAAATTCAACTCATCTGTTTTACTTATAATGCTTGTAGGGAAACTTCCTTTACTTTTTCCTGACAAATTACTTGCAGTAGGAGCTACCCATTTTTCTACACCAAGATGTACACTGACCTCATTTCCCTCCACCCATTCTTGTGCAGGAGCACCTGCTGGTGCTGCAAGACTATCTAACACATGTAATGGTATTAGTAGCCCAGCACTATACTGACCTTTTAGTTTAACTGTTTTAAGTCGAACCTTATCATCACCGACGTATGTCTCATCTAATAGTGCTTTTGGAACAAGTGAGTCTGGAAAGACCATTACGACCAGCTCTCCCACACTATATAGTCCTTTTCTAGCTACAACATGCCAGCCTAGAACAGAGGCACGCTCAATCCTATCTGCTCCCTCGATAGGAGACAATTCTAGTACTTTTGCAATTACTGCTAATTTTTCCATAAGTTTAATTTATTCTTCCCAACAAAACACCACATTGTCGAACTCACCAAGAGAGTCTATTAGATTATGTTTAATGATTAGCTGCCAGATATAGTACCTGTTAGCCGCACCAGAACCTATCTTACTGATATAGAACTTTTGATGCGGCGCATTTTTAATTATCCCATGCAATTGATCTAGCTGCTCAAAGAACGGCTTAACGTACTCATCAGGCTTATAACAATCTGCTTTTACAGACGGATGTCTTTTGGTGATGAAGCCTATTGCTCTAGGATGGTTGCGTAACGCAGCCGCTCCGTCCGTACCTTGCCTGCTCTCATTATCTCCATAGACAAAATAAGTCTCAGGTGACTGATTTAACAGCTCTTCGGTTACTTTTATTTTTTGGTATGATGCAGGCATAGGTATTATTTAGAGTAGTAGTTCAAGCGTTCAATTTCTCGAAGCAGACACCACACAGCTTTACTATAGTCTTTCTCTGCAGACTCGCCAGGCTTTCTTCCTGCCCGATAGATGTATTGAATCGCTTGGGCTACGTTTCCAGGGAAATGTTCGCTGATTGCGATGCAGGATATTCCTGTAGGATGCCAGTTGTAATAGTCCGGCTGATTAATTGTGCTGTCAAATTGTTTAGGGTCGACCATAATTTATTTTTCTTGTAGTAGTTGCAGGTACTCTACTCTTCCGTAGGTATCACCTGTATCGATTATACGTTTAACCAAAGCCAAAGCCTCTGTCACTCTTTTTTCAGTCAAATGCAGTTCTTTTTTAGTGTTGATCAGCTCTGTCTGTAGCGACTCTATATGCTGCCACAATTCTTTCGGTGTACTATCCATCATAATGATTTATCAAGCTATCCATCAGTAATCTTATATCAATAGTGCTTACAGGCTTACCTGTTTTAGTTGGATGCTTTATCCATGTCATATAGCATTTGTGTATGCTTCGACTTCTACCGTAGCACGTCATGGTCATCTCTACACTTACCTCCACGCCAAACATATCTCTATAAGTGTGTTGTTTAGATGGTTTAAACAGCTCTCGCTGGTCTTTGACGTTTACGTAAATGCTTCTATACTTACGAGAACGTAGTACATAGGAGCATGCCTTGTACAATCGTACATGTTCTTCTATCATGTTTTTAGCTAAGTTAAACTACGAACTGGTTAAATGCGTTTTGCATCAATCCTAAGTAGTTTTGATAGTTGTTACAAATATCTGAATGGCTTGGTCTTTGAAAACTAAGCAGCTCATTTGTTACAAAACAGTTGTTGCGTGAGAGATAATCCTTTGCCATGTAAATATCGATTGCTCCATATTTAGCCATAAGACTATCGCTCCAATGCTGATCTGTATCGAAGCCGTACATCAAAGCCTGTAATCCTTTTCTTGAGTAGGCTATAGTATGCATAGCAAATGCACTCCTCAACTTCAGAAGGTCTGCAGAGTATCTCTCTATAGGTTGCGAATAAAACTCGTTTGTAAGTGTGGCTCCTAGATACAGCGCATCCCAGTCTTCAGGTAATTGCGATAAAGCCGCTTCGAGTTTCCTGTTTGTATATTCACTTCCTTTAGGGAAGTATACGTCATCCTCACATATTAATGCTGTATTGCATCCGTCTGCCAAAGCTTTTTCTACCGCATTACATATTGCTTTAGCACAGCCTAGTCTGCCGGATGAGGCTAGTACACCAGGTATACGCTCATATTTAGCTACACCCAACGCCTCAAATTCTTGAGTTGCTTCCTGCCAACGGTCAGGTCTAGAAGCTAGATTAACGCAGTACACATTATCGAAAAAGTTAAATGTACTTGTCATATTATTATACCATCTTCTAAGTAAATATCTTGCCAATTTTGTGGACCGCTTGGCCCGAACCATGTAGCTGGAAAAATTATTTGTTTTCCTGGATGGCTAGATAGGAAGGCTGACCACCAGCCAAATGTAGAATTTGTGCATATAAAATTAGAGCATAAGGAGGCTAACCATAACTGCTTCCAGTCAGCACAAACAGCGTTGGTAATTTTATCTTTTGGTAGATATTTCCCTAATGTCTCAGTGCACCAAGCATAGTCGTCTGAAACTATCAAATAATGTTTAGGGTTAGTAGCAGCATTTATCTCGAGTGCACGCTTCAAATACTCTTCAGTTGTTGGTGGATGTATTTCTGGATACTTTAGGTAATCACCTCTACGCACAAATACCGCTGTTGTATTTTCTACTAGCTGAGGAAATTCTTCTAATAAACTTGTTTTTATTTCTTCAGGAGCAGCAAACAAATCAACCACATCTTGACGATATGCCTTGAAATATTTTTCGCTTTGAAAATATCCGTTAAATTTTACAGACGTTACCCAGGTAGGGTTGATTTCTTTATAATGAAATCCCTCCTCATGTATTTGTTGCCAATCATGTGCACCAGATTCTGGTACTGTGAAAGGATTAAAATCTACATTACGCAATATGTTTGATTTGTAATTTGCAGCCTGCCGTTCAGGGAATTTTTCTAGCCAAGCCACATGCATGTCGAACCTGGGTATGACATCAACCCCATTTTTTTTAGCATTCAATGCTTGGGCGTATGCATGAGCTATTTGGAACATCTGGTTCCCTAATCCTCCCATTAGTTTTGCTGAACTGTATAGCATAAGATTAAACGCCGTCTATGTATTCATCTACAGCATCACTTGCTGCGCTATACTCTGCTGTATGTGCGGATACAGGGAATACACCTGAAGCCCAGAAAACTTCACGGTCTTCTTCACCATAATCCATCACAATGAATTTACCCTCAGGTATTGCTACATTGTAAGATTTCACACGGTCTGCCCAATACACGCAGTTTACTTTTTTATTTTTTGTTTTTTTATTATTCATCGTTACGGTCTATTAGCCTCCATGATTATTTCGTTAGCGTAATACACACTCAGTATCATATTACCTTTTTTATCTGGGTGCTCGAACTCATATAGTGGAGTAATAGGGTTCCCTAGCTCATCTGTACCATATACTTCGACACATCTACCTAAACCAAAATATGAGCCTTCCGGCTCATCTTTATCTGTATAGTCGATATAGTAAAATTTTCCTTTTTGAGGAATCATATGAAAGTGGTGGGTAGTGTGGGGATCGAGCCCACCGAGCCATTACAGCGCCAGATTTACAGTCTGGACCGTCTCCTTAACGGTATAACTACCCAGGTAATTAAACTTGTATGTATGTATGTAGATCAAACATGTATAGTTGGTCTTGCGTGGTTCTATAGACCGTACATGCCTTATTGTATGCTGCCATAACTACGGAACCTCCAGAATGTTGGCACACGAATTTTTTTGCAGATGTGATGATATCTACCCATTCAAAGATATCAGATGACTGTATACTGTCTGCGTTGGGTGGAGCAACACAATTTACATATAAAGCTTCAGGATATTTGGAGATAATCGATGCCGCAGCTTCTGAGCTATTGGCTGAATGCGCGTTGAAGTCCACGACAACTTCAGTGTGCAGTTTCTCTATTTTTTTAGGGGTATAGTAAAGCTTGGGTTGTGTGTTAATAACTCTCCCAAATAGTTGCTGTTCCCACTGTTGTATAATGTTCCCAGCGTGGCCATTCATATATGTTGTGTTACCTACAGCATCCACGAAACCTTTTACGTAAGGATTACAATCCCATACAAGCTTCTTTACATCAGGATGTCTATATGTGTTGTAGTTTGACACATATACATCTATACCCAGTGCGTGCGCTACTTCAGGTATTGTGCTGAGCTGTAAATTATCTCCTAACCCTCCCCATGACTGCGATATAACGATCATACAGCTTTAAATAACCCTGTAAGTATGTTGGAAGTTTGCCCGTCACCTTTTCTAATGGTGTCTTCCATGTTCGATAATGCTACGACTTTATAATTTAGCTCAGTCATGAAATTGACCAAAGACTGCCTATTAAAATGCCATAGATGTTCATCAGGCCTTCTATGTTTCCATACATAAAACCAATCATCCGACAAATAATGACATTCAGGTACCGATATATAGATGTACTTGGTGTTTAATTTTTTTATTTCGTAGATGTCGTCGAAATGTTCCAACACATCAAAAAAACAAACTACATCGTATTGAAAGTTGTATATGGCTGACACTTCTGTGCAGCCTTTAGGTATAGGGTAATCGTTTACCTCAAATCCATAGCAGTTGGGTATTACTTTTGCTGCAGCATCTAAGAAATCTCCGTTACCGTAACCCACATCCAGTATAGATGTAATGGTGCTATCACATGAACCTAACAAATAACCTAGACGCAGATACGACATGTACTCTGATAACTTGCCATAAGCGTTATACCTTTTGTCTATATACTCTACATCGTATTTCTGCTTTGCATCAAAGATTTTTTCTTGTTTGATGAGTCCATTGTTTAATTTTGTGTAATTGTTTAACATGTACGTAAATTAGTGGCGGGATTTGATATGTTGTGCGTATTACGTATGCATTTTATTGTTACGACGCACACCTACCCATGTACCTATAAACGATCCTAGGCATGAAGGAATTAGCAGCCAGTGGTTTTGAATATACCCTATAGCTGCAAGGCTCGCAACCAAATTTATCATAGCTGACCAGCAGCCAGCAAGTAATGGTTTATCTTCTTGTGTAGCTTTGATGTAATAGGAGTAGAATACGTTCATCACAAACACAGCTAAAAATGTTAGTATCCAGGAAATCATAGTGCACTATATATTAATAGCTTCTTCAAACGATACGTACGCCCTATTAAGCGTGTCTTGACTGTGCCCTCCATTTGGTCCCGGACCATATGTAGGCGACTTGTATAGAAGCGTTAAATCGTTTGCGTCTGCGTATAATGCTTCAGAAAGATTTAACATATTGTTACGGATAAAAAAGCAGTTTGTGCCGGACGAGTCACAACACACCAATGTGTAGCCGTACATGGCTGTAAGCTTCTTCCATACCAACAAAGACGCTCCAAAATAATTACTATGCCCGTCCCAGCCTCCAGTGCGAGTGTACTTCACTACCTTATCTTCGTGAGGTAGATGTGTGCCATTATACTCGAATATCAAAATATCACACGTATAGTGTTTCAATATCTCCTTAACGCAATAAAAATCATTGTAGTCTATATCTACAGACAGCAGATGAATATGGTCTGGTACGTTATACTTTTGAAATAGTTGTACAGCATTTTCTTTAGTGACAAGCTCTCTTTTAAGATTTATATTGGCGTCTTCATGGCTACCGTCCATCATAAGCCCTGTCCAACTATACTGTTCTCTAAGAACTCTGGTATTGCATTCCGTACCACTCTCTACGCCAAATTCTACATAATATTTATTATGGGGATCTGTGTACAGGCTTTCAATTATCTTAATTGTTATCCCGTCTTCTCCGTGTTGCGAAAATAGCTTATGTTCGTAGTTATTCAATATACCCATATGCTTAACGTCTAAAAAAATTGGAGCCTTGTGTGGGATTCGAACCCACAAAGAAGTTTCCTTCATACTCGATTACAAATCGAGGCCCTTAGCCAATTCGGGTCAACAAGGCGTTAAAATTAATCTACTCCATCGTGAGTACAAGAATCAATAAGTTTTTGACGTTTTCTTATACCTAGAGTTGTCCTACCTCTACCTCTGTTTCTACCTTTGTAAAATCTTGACTGACTGTCGCAGTTAGGACAAAGTAATCTAAAATTATCTATATTATTATTTGAGGCATCTCCGTCAATATGATCCAAAGCTAAAATTAACTTTTGCCCCAACCATGAGTGTATTCCACAAACAGAGCAAATTTCCTTAAGCCCTAGAGCTAGCAACGCTTTTTTAATTGCAGGTCTCAAGACCAGTTTGCCTGCCTGCAGTAGCTCTATGTTTTTGGTTACAGCTTTTTTTGCAGCTTCAGCAGAACTGCATTTGTTTGAACAATATCTACCGAAGCTCGAACCTTTTTTAAACCACATGTCGACACCGCACCATCCGCAAGTAGTCTTGTTCTTTTTTTCTCGTAGTGTATTGTTCTTTTTTGCTGCACAACTCTGCGAGCAAAACAACCTTTTACTACTTTTTGACTTAAACTCTGTGTGACATGTATCACAAAAGGTATGGAACATACTGATTAAATAAGTAGAAGATATCTGGCTGCTAAGTATGTTCCGGTTGACATAGGGCACTAGTTATTATGCTAGTGCCCTAGTCATACCAGCTATAACGTATTATAGTAGGCCCTGGTCTTTCATCTCTTTGTACTGCTTACGTGCCAGCACCAATCCCTCAGGCGTATATTTATATACTCCCGGAGTATCGGTCCTTTCGACGAACCCTTCAAGCTCAAGATAGCGCATAGCTTTCTTTGCTAGCAGGTCTACCGCAGCCAACATTTTTTGGACCTCCAGAGCTTCTTCATTCTGGGAATCCTCCTCTTCAGACCAGCGGTCGTGTTCATCATCGTCTAACATATTTGAATTATTTCTAAAACTCACAATGAAGTAAAGAACTATTGTAAGTTAAACACGCCATAGTAAGCAACACCATGACAGCCGCCTTCGGCCAAACTTACCAAGTTACCTGAATAGCCGTACGCCGTCATTGATGGCGATGTACCATTTATCCAACTATCCAGATTTTCTTTGGTCAGCATGTGTGGATGTCCGTCATGTGCAGGTATATTCACCCACTCAAAAATCCTTAACACTTTAGAAGCTTTCTTCGCGTTGTCAATGATTTTTGCCGGATCTATAGTGTGCTGTAGGCAATTATAAATCCAGGTTTCATCCCACCCCTCTTCGTCTGCATCTTCACCTGGGTAGATGCCTACGTCTATTTTTTTGGATGCATAGCGGTCAATAGTCCACTGCGGATAGCTGATAGGGTCTATCACCTTTCCTTTTTTTAAGTTTTTACACTTAAGCAGCATAGAGGTAGGACCGCCTCCGATATCTAGTACACTGGAATTGTTAAGGATGAAGGACCAGCCTTGCGGCTTAAGTCCCATATATTTTGCATATATGTAATGTTTTCTATCTTCCTCGTATGTATTACAACAATCCCCCCAATAGTTTTTTTCGAAATCGTAATCTTCTGTAGTCATATTAATTACTTAGAAACTGCGTTACGGCTTTTACGGGTATCCCATGCTTTATATGCAGCTAGTGAGCGGCTAGCTTTGCACATCCTCTTTTTTTGCTTAGTTTTAACCGCTTTACAGGCCGCAGACTTACGTACTGCTTTAATTGCAGCATTCTTACGTCTAGTTACCCAAGCCTTGCGAGCAGCTTCAGATTGATTCCTTTTGCAGGCAATCGCTACTGGTTTTGTTTTGACCTGTGCTGTGTTTGCTAAACTGTAATATGTTTCTCCATTAATCAGCTTTTTAGCCAAAACAATACCTGCTTTAACCATGTTGTTGAGTACTTGTACGATTTCTTTTTCGAATGATTTCTTCATAATATTATTATTTTTTTTATTTTTACTGCTCTAACACTTGACTCCAGTACCGACTGTCTGGATATCCTTGCTTTACGTCCCAATATATGCATCTAGCAACGTATGGTGGAATTCTCCACATCGTGCACATGTCCACCCAATGCTTTTCAATTTTTTCATATTGTTTGGCATCTTTTACCTGATCCAGACCATAAGCCTGAAACATGTGAGTGTCTAAACATGTGAGTTTTGCCTGGGTAGGATAGCACATTTCTATCGCAAAACTCGTCTTTGCTGGTCCTAAGCCTAACGTTACGCGCTTCAGTCTATTTCTAAATTCAACCCAGGATTCTCCATCGACTTTTTTATATGCTTCAGGATTTTCCCAGAACTTATGCGTGAACTCTGATATAAACTTGACTCGTACGTTATGCATACCTACTCTGCTGCCTTGTATGGCTTCTAGTAGGTCGTCCCATTTATTAATCCAACGCCACCAATTTTTGATTGCTTGATATCCTACGATATTAGATTTCCAGGAGGTATGTACGCTCATAAAAGCGAACAACCATCGCCGAAGTATCTCGCTATCATTCTTTGGGGTTATACTGTCCCAATAATCCAAATAAGCTGGTACTACAGAGTAGTCCATCTCATTGAAGAATTTCTCTACTGTCGAATATCTCCAAGCATCAGGTTGCTTAGAGTCTAGATCCCACAGTTCTAGTTGACTTTTAAATTTAGTTACAGGAGAGCCATCATAACCTGTAATAAAATTAAGTTGCAACATTTTTACCTGTCTTTAATAGGTTCTGATTCTTCCTTCGTAGGAATTCTGCAATCAGTAACCCGTCTGCATCTTTTTTGATGTTTAGCTGCGGAAACAACCTTCTACCTATATCTAGACTGGCTTTTTTGAGCTCGTCGCTACCTTTGATACCTGTGGGTAATAAGTGTTTTTGCCACTCTTTACTATCAATGTACTCATAACGGAACTGATGCTGCTCCACAGCAATCAGCGTGGCCTCAAGTGCCCTTACAGCAGACAACGAAGCATTGAATCTGGTACTGTTTACCATAGGTCGCTCTAATCCTACTATAAACTGAGTGCCCTGGTATAGCGCTCGCAGCTTTTCAAACAATTCACACAAATCATTGAAGTTTATCCTGGTTATGTGTTTTGCTTCTTTGGTGTAGCTTAACTCTTTTTTAACAGGTAGAGGGTATAGGCTAGCAACACCCTCACTGTTCACCACACCTATACCATTATTGGTTACTCCGTTATCTATTCCTATGTATATCATAATTTATGTGTGCCTAGGTACAGGATCGGACCATACCTAGGCCTGTTAGGCTAGACAATGCTATTAAGCAGCTCCATTACTTTTTCGTAATTTTTGTGCTTGGCATTTCTTAATGTTAGGTTGTTTTTTAACCATCTTGCATCGTCGTTATGCTTGACTGTTTTCCGATAAGCTGGAAGATCCATCTTTGCGATGAGTTTCTCAACTTCCGCTAATTTTTGTAAGTAATCACTAGACATACTGAGACAAGCTTTAATTAAGTCATTAGCAAATTGATTTCCGTAGAAGTCAATCTATCTAATGCTGTGGCAACGCCTGCAGCATAGCAGAAAGTATCATCTTCTGAACATTCGCTAGATACGCAGATGTATCTACCTGATTTATGCTTGATAACTAGATGCGTATATCCTCCTTTAGGAAGGAAGATGTACATCGGATCACTACGAAACGTAGACGGTACAACCAAAGCCCTGCTAGCAATATTTCTAGAATTGCGTGGCACATCATACAATGGAAGGTATAGAGCCCAGCGGAGATGTTTAACTCTCACACTGTTTCCTGCTTCCTGCAGCTGTTGAATGGTGAGACCATTCTTTGCAGCGAACACAGGTTTAACAGGCTTTGGTCTAGCTTTCCAGGCCCACATCTTATGGTTTAAGTGGTCTGTTTTAATGAACGTGTCGGATACCTCATGGTACTCTGTTGTGTACCTAGACATATCACAATCGTTATTCTGCGCTGTAGTCATATGTTGTCTTGTTTTCAACTTCAACTTCAAGGTCAGACTTTTTCTTGCGTCTGGCTTTATTTGTTTCGGCGATAGCTGCCTCTACTTCAGGCGGAGGCATGTCAGGGATTCCGAATGCTTCCCTGATTTTTTCTTTAGCTTGTGCACTGCTTTTAATCAGTAATGCTAGATCTTGTTCTCTAAACTTCTTCTCTGTATCTATAACACCTTTGATAGGCTCATTCTCAGTTTCTAGGAAAAACTCCATATCTGGAATCTTCCACGTATACCATCCACCAGTCTTTGCAACTATAGCAGGGTAATGTTCACCCAACATACGCACTAACGGAGAATACCAATCGATACCTCCATTGATATGTACATCGAATTCTATCTTCTGACTGTTACCCTCACGCCCTAGTTTATTACGTTTTACAGTCATGGTGTGCGTTGAACCTGACTTGCGTTTAACACCCATATGATCCTCTTCTAGGTTATCTCTGATACGAGCAACCTTGAATTGGTATGTACTGTTGAAACGTTGAGCGTCACCGCCAAGCAAAGCTTCAGGCTTTTCAGCTCCGAACCCTTGCATTCCACCAATCTGGTCACGCAGCTGATTGGTGGCAACAAATACCATATTCTCACATTCCAAGTAAGGAATAATGCTACGGTAAAATGCAGCCATCAACTTTGCATGCTCGCCAGGTTTTGCCTGACCAATCACGTCCTGATCTCGCTCGTAGTCAGTAGCACCACCAGCAATCGAATCTAGTGCAATAAGCACAGGCGTTTTTCCGTCGCTGTGTTTGCTATAGTTTTCGATAATCATTTTACATAATGTCAAAGCCTCTTCAATACCTCGAGGATTATGATAAATGACTTTGGTTGGATCTACTCCCTGCAACTCCATATAACGGAAGTCAGGGGCACTCTCGGTCTCAATCCAGAACATGTACCCTCCAGCTTTCTGGAATATTTTAGCAAGGTCGAACAGCAATGTAGTTTTGCTGCAGCCCTTCTTCCCGTAAACGAGATAGCACCGACCGTAGGCCATAAACCTACGGTCGAATGCATATTCCATTAGGGGGTTATCTAGAACAATACCTGTAGGAGGAAGTTCCTTATCCACGGTATTTAGATCTAGATTCACAGCTTCAGTTTTGAACGTTTTGCCAAAACTTTTTTTAACTGCACCTAACAGGCCATCTATATTCATATTTTATTATTCTTGTGACATAAACCGCTGAGCTTCTTCGCGGCTTAACATACCAGCCATCATAGGATTCTTAGGTAGTGAACTTAGGTCCACTGCGGCTGGAGGGTTAATAGCTGTGGTTGGGGCCGAGATATTAACCTTGGGGATGTCGATAGCCGCTACCGCAACAGGAGCAACTACAGCTTTAGCAATTTCTTGCTTGGGCTGAATTTCTTTTGCAGGCGGCGACAACCTTTCAGCTAAACTGGCTCCTTGCACAGCAGACTTAGTTAACCCAGGAAACCCGTTCATGCAATCATCAAATACATCTGGTGAATACATTTCGCGAAGTTTTGCAAGGATTTCTTCTTTGCTCTTTGGAACAAAGATCTCATCCAAGTTATACAGATAGTCGCTGTCTGCCAACTGCAACGGCAGTTGTACAGCTTGATTATTTTCTACCTGTACTGTCCAAGGATTTGCAGAGTTGTCCTTTAATTTCACAAACACTGGCACACAGCGTTCATGATCATTGACAGGTTGTCTGCGATTACCGTTCAAGTCTTTGCCTTCCAACCAAGTCATTAACGCGTCTGCACCATTACGGAGAGGCAGGTCAAGCACATGTGCACCAGCTCCTAGATTCTGAGCAAACGCCACATTGTACACTACACGCTCAGCAAGCCTGCCGCAGTTTGGGTATTTCTTGAACTTTTTACCATTGCTCTCACCATCAACAACCCTCGCATCGTCAGGATACAGGAGCTTGAAGTTGTTTGCAAAGTAGTCTGCTGGGTCTTGAGCCCGATTAGGTACATAGTATTTTTCTTTGTAGTTGGTGCCAAAATTATCTCGGATAAAGATCTTTTTGTACCATACACCCTGTCCTGCTTCGTCTGCTTTGTAAGCAGGCAGGAAATAGAGATATGCGCCCTCCTGGTTATTTGTTTTATTAAATATTGCCTTACGTACACCGTCTTTGATGTATGGTGCAGCTGATGCGGTTAGATTTAGTTCTGAGCCTTCGAATTTAAGAGATGGTTTAATGATTGCCATATATATGTGTGTTATTTATCTATTTAGTTTTATTTTTATTTATCTGTACTGCGATTGTTTAGTTTATACCATGAACACTGATTTAAAGGTCTGCTGGCCTCTAAGCTTGTTTAGAAAAGCTTGCACCATCATACCTGCCACTATTGTGGGGAGAGTATGGCTGATGTTCTGATCTTTCTCGTAGGCTAGCAAGCACCCACCTTCTTCCTGACTACTGTCAACATATGGTTGTAGCTGCTCTTTGGGCAAATCACTATTGAATAGAGCGCCTTGTCTGCTTGTGCAGCGCCCATCAACCCAAAACAGCTTATTTTTACCTGCGGCCCATCCATAATCATAGAGTGCCTTACGGAATGGCATGCTGTCAACACAACTAAAGATCATGTCGTAATTTTTGAAGTCTTTTACGGTCATTCTCTTTTTGATACCATTGACTACGTATTTTTCTTCCAGAACACTTACTTTATGCTGCCCTACATCATCAAGCTTAAAGTTCTGGTGTAGTAGATTTTTTAAATCAACCGTATCGTCATCGAAGATATCTACCTGCATGGCAGCATAGTCGAATTGCTTACGGTTGAACCCGTAATCGAAGAATATAGCCAAGAGGTTTGACCCAATACCTCCGGCTCCGGCAATACCAATTTTTTTAAACATGTTTTTATACTTCAGTTAACGCTGCTACTGTTTTTTTAGGGATGTAATATACTGCGGATTGTTCTCCTATCCATTCAGAATGGGAGAACATGTTTGTTGTTGGGGCGAATATTATGTTGTACCTGAACCCTTGGAATAGTTTCTCAAGGTCCAGACTACTAGGGCAAGGTGACCATTGCGGATGTGTATGAAAGCTTGCATAGAACTTCCAGCCATCTCCGACTCTAGTCAACACATTTTCCCTCAATTCTGTTTGATCTGTCTCATAAAGTCCTGCAGCAGTAGCAGTACCTTCATGAATGTTTTTAACTTTTACAAAACAATATTCATTGTTTTTTGCCAATATGATGCCGCCTTGCTCCTCTATGGGATCTGTACAGCTTTCGGCTGCCTGCAGCATTATTTTAAATAATTTAGTATTCATTTGTTTTCGACTACATCATCAAACACTTTAGTGACAAGCTCTTCTATTTTTTCTGAAGGGTCACGTTCAGGAACATAGTCGTTATGTACGTTTTCTGCATTGGGTTGAGCCGCACCCCTAAGCGTTCCTATATGTTGCTGCATAGTGCTGTCATTTTTCAATGCAAGCAATCTAGCAGCAATATCATCATAACCAGCTCCAGCATAATGCCTATCGTTTACAATACAGCGATATTGTTTTGTTGCGAAGTCATATACCTTTGCAGTCTCAATAATTACAGCATATTCGCGAAGTGTGCCCTTCACGTGATACGCTTGCTTACCCAGGAACTCAATTATCTTTGCATCAGTTAGTTTTACTGCTGTGGCCAGGAATTCTTTTGACCTTTCAATTACTTGCCGTTTTTGCTCATTGACTACATCCAGAAGTTTTACAATGTCTCCTCGTGTAATCAATACCTCTGATACCAGCTCTTCAGTTCCATCTTCTTTTTTCTGTACCCGCTGGAATGTAGAACATTCTATCAGAATGTTTACCAACTGCTCAGCACACCATATATAGTTTCTAACTCCGTGGGTTTTATAAAACCCTCCAGGAACTAGACCATAATAATTTTTCCCATTAGTCTTTTTGTTTAAGACTTCTACTTTCTTGATGAGCTTGCCTAGATGCACTCTAACCAATCTGTCTTTATCTACCTGCAGTTTAAAATGCTTGTGCTGGGAGTCTATACACAGCTTCAGTGCAGGAGCAAGAGGACCAGGTTCGTAAGTAGCGTATTCGTCCCTGGTGATAGTTGAATGAATCTTCACTGGCAGACCGTTAGCAATGATATCATGATATTTGATACTCATTCTGCTGATGCTCTTCAAAAACAACTTATAGTCGTCTTCGTTATGATAGCAGCTTGCACGGCTAATCGCTTTAGCTAGCTCATCTTTATTGATACGCACACCATTAATATACCTTTGGTATGTTTTTGATATGGACGTATTGATGCTGATGTTATTAATCTTAACAGCAGAAACGACCTTTCTTTCCGCTCCCTCAAGTTCTACGTCTTGCTCTGGCGGCTGCTCTACAGGTTCACCCTCGTCAGCAACTGCAGGTGCATCTTGCGGTTGCTCAGGATCAGACTTATTAAGGGTCTTCTCCATGTGAGCTGCATATATGTTTGTGATCGTGTATATGTCGAATTCACCATTAAAGTTTAATTCTTGATATAGAACATCCAGTAAATTGTCCGCTTCTATTGAAATTTGCTCATAGATTGCGCTGCTTTTTGTGAATGAGATGTTGTTGATTGTCGTCTTGTCTATAGAGCCTTCAACCAATTTCCCAACAACAAGAAGAGTAGTATTCTGCTTATAGTCGGTTTCAATCGCATTTGAGATATGCTCGCTGTACTTTGATTTACTCTTACCATCATTTAGCTTTTTGCTCATCTTGAGACGAGTCATCTCTGCGGTGTGTACGTTTATGAAACACCCGTGTTGCAACATATCGATCAGTTTTGGCTCTGCACAACACATAGCAAAGATATGTGCTACGTTTACATCGTATGCATTAGCCACCACATGCCTGTATGTTTTTTTAAATCCTACAGTGTGCTCTATAGTATGAAAATAAAATCCTTTGTCCAGATAGTCATACATCTTATCATCGTTTCTACAAATAACTGAAAATTGAGGACTATTCCAGTCTTTGTACTCAGTTAAAAACCTATATGTATGGTCTCCTTCTGTGAATTCGATAGGGTCTTGTTCAATTATTTTTGGACGTACAGATTCCGGTGTATTTGAAGGAGTGAATTTTAACGTTTTAAACTGCCTAGCATGATCTGTGGAAATTTCCTTCAAGATATACTTATTTTCAGCGGTATGGGTGTTAATTTTTTCGTTAAACACAAGCGTATTCATCCCATTATTGTTTAGCAAATTAATGCTCAGGACGATAGGTCTGTGTTTGTTAAACGCATACATCTTGCCTATGGTTTTAAACTGTAACGCCGAGTAGTTCGCGTAAAAAACCATGTCATAGCCGTTAGCATATTTATAGTCTAATTTAATATCTGCGTCAGTGAAGCATTTCGCCAGTAGTTGATATTCTTTGGATATTTCTTTGAATTTAGATGATTTTATGAGCAGCGGCATAGCTTAATAGATTTTAGTAGGTAAAATAAACCCTCTGGCGCGCAAGGCACCAGAGGGTGTAATAATTCAGGATGTCAGTAATAAAGTACTATTCAATATCGAACAGTACTGCTTGTCCGCCAACAAGCATACCTGTCAAAAGAATGGCAGGATCGAATTGGGCTTGAAGCTTGGTTTGAAGCTTCTGTACGTTTTCTTGTGCTCGGAAATTACCTCCAGCGAATTCAAATTTTTCGCCGTTGATAAATACCCACCGAGCTTTTGCCTCCGCATTTTCAATGATTTTTTCGGTAGCTTCCTCGAGACTGAGGTCCATGACAGTGCTGTGGCCAGTACGGTCAGCGATTTCAATCTTATACTTTGGAGTAGCAGCCAGCTCTGCTGTAAAGCTCTGGATGTTTTTGAGTGCTTCTGCGAGGTCTGCGGTTCCGACGGAGGAGTTATTTGATTCTGACATATAATTATTATTTTTTAACTGATTACTTTGGTTTGTGACTATTATAACTCGGAATGAGCTATAGGTCGATTAATTTTGTTCTGGGGAGAACGTTACTTACTTACAGGATGAGGTACGGCAATTACGTTTTGGGCGAATGCCATACATGCGGCACATAGCGTTAAAGTCTGTGCTAGGCACCAAGCGGCGATGTTGGCTGTTTTTGCCGTGTGTGATACGGCGGATTACTGGAGCTTCTTCAAGCAGGTTAAGAAAACCTGATCCGTAGGTTTTCACAAGATCACTCACAAAGAAGTACTTGCGGCGCTCAAGATGTACGCAGCGGCTACCGTTGTTGTCGTGATATACTGTTGTTTTATTTGTTTTGGTTTTATTCTTAGTCATATTTGTACTAGTTCACTGAGTTGTATACATTACCTATGGATAGGGAATTGTATGTGTCTGATCTCGCCGGATTTTAATGTCCGGTCAATGCAAGCTCGGCATCTTGAGCATGCGCCCTGTTTATTTAAGGTTTTAGTCTTCCCTGTTACTTCAGGACAAACCAGTAATGGTCTATCCTTAGGAAACTCAGGAGGAACTTCATTACCCATCCAAGCAACAGATATGTTTGAATGGTTTTTAAAGACTTTGTATGTTTTAAGTACATCGTCCTTATTGTCAACGTCGCAGCTTAATAGAAGCGTGAGATTTTTTAATCCAGCTAATATGGGTACTGCGAAGAGGCTTCGGGTATACACCCAAAAGTGTATATACTGATGAGCATCTATAACCGTTCGCCAAGCATTAGCGTAGTTCTCGTTGAAGAATTCTCCGCCAGTGTGTATGCGGAAAAATGGCTGCATTCTACCAGTATCGTAATACCATTTTTTGATACTATTACTGATAACCTCCACCTGCTCTTCTATAGGTTTTTCCCACACAAGGTCTTTGTTATAGTCCTCGTTAGCTCTATAGTGTTTATATATCCTACGAAGCGTAGCATCGTAGCATACTTTTAAACAGGCTTCTGTAGCATGTACACAAGTACCGCCATCTTCCACACGGCCTTGAGATATACTGAACGTGTTATTATGTGCGTCGAAAAATCTGACTTTACTATTGTTAGTCAGTTTAAAGCTTAAACATTTATCCATATCAAGCTTTCCACTCCCAGGTGTTTTCATCGAAATTCCAGGCAGTTTCTTTTTCGAACACTTTTTGTTTACCCTTCCAGCGATCCATGATTGCTAGTTCGCAACCTACATTATCACCGGTAGCCAGCTTGGTCTTATGACAGAAAATATATTTCAATACTTCCTGTATATAATCATCCTTACACAGATCTTTGTGTACAGCCCAATAACCTGCATCGTGCACAGTATTTATTGGATATATGTACTTCATCCAAAGACCTTCCTTTTTGAGTAGGTTCTTTAGATTGACCGATGCTTCCCACATAAACCATGCAAGCTCACTAGCAACAGGGAAGGCAAGACTCTCATTCATCCACCCGGCAAGAATACCGAAGTTGTCAGTGGTTTCATAATTCAGCACGAGCCCTCTGGCGTTTGTGATTCGCTGATGGTTCTTTACTTCATCAGTACACCTGTCTCGATAAGCCATATATCGCTCATATCTTTTCCAGGTATCCAGAGCATACTCTAGTGTTTCTTTACCCACATGCAGACCATTCTCAGCATAAATATCTGCTTGGATAGGTAGCGCAGCAAATTTTAAACCTGCTGTGTAACTTACTCGAAAAGTAATACTTTTTGCGATAACATATTTACTAACATCTTTCTTTGTTAGTGTATGGTCGTTAAAGTATTCTCTCATCTTGGTCTGATGGAAGTTACCTGCCCTGATATCGTGTATGAAGTCTTGATCCTGGCTCAGAAAAGCCATGATTGCCAAGTCTGCTCCAGCAACGTCAAGCTCACACCAGTGATAGTCTGGATTTCCTGTATAGAATATATTACGGATATTCTTTGGCAGGAGATGAGCAACTTTCTTTTGTTCTTCGCTATTATAATTATTATAGCCAGGTACAAAGATCTCAGGTATGTATGCCAACACCTTAGATGCAGGGTTTTGTACGTTAGGACTGCTACTGGCCCTGAAGTTCTTAAGACATTCAAAGAAGCTGGCATGAACTTTACCATCATTACAGATAGCTGCCCAGTAGCTCTGTTTTAATGGCTCATCTATATCTTCATCAAACTCCGCCTCTGTATCTGCTACCACACCTTTTTTACTAAGGAATTTTGTAGCAAATACTCCAAGACGGCTGACACTTAGCAACAGTTCAATAGCTTTACATACTGCCTGTACAGGCTCATAATCAGGCTCTTTAGCTAGTATTTCCTCCAGCTGGAACTTTATAGTAGCTAGACTTTTACTATTCGTGCTAGGTGCGTACAGCTGTTGAGTCTGCGGTTTTTGATTGTCGTACCAGGCTTTACTTTTAGGGCTTTTTCCAGACTTGGTATAGTAGGCAGGCTCAACTTTGAGTACTTCAAACAAAAGATGCTTCTTCTGTAGTGAGCTATTAGGATTGAAGTCGTCTACGTTAAACCGATTTTTCAAGAAGTCTGCCAGTTCTTTTCTCAACTCCTCGTATTTGGCGCTATACTTTTCAGTAATATCGTTCAACACATCCTTATCAACATCGATACCAGTAAGCTCCATATCTGTGAAATAATGGGTTAATGGTAGGTATATGTCGTAATAGGCAGACTTGAGATGCTCAGGGAACTGCTGCATCATTCTTAAGCAGGCTTCACGATGACTCACAGCATCACCTGCACAATAGTAATAGTAGGTTTCAGGCTCTAAGAATTTCATCCTAGCTAGCTCGCTTTTGGCAAGCTTATGCTCTTTCATCTTTCTATTGAGCGCGGTGTAGTACGGAGGATAGTCCGTAAACATCTTGATGCCTGTCTCTAATCCTTTACTTAAGCGGCTGTCAAAGAATGCAACCGCCTTCATGCCGTCAAATGCCAGCGTCTCATCAGGCAGATTAAACCCTCTATGACGAAGTCTTAGATCGTCAGCACGAATATTCCAACCAAGCCTTTTTGCGTTAGGATGCTCCAGAAGAAGCTTCATGGTATCTAGAAGCTCTCTGTTTTCAGTAATACCATCTTTACTGATGTTCAGTATTATCGCCAAATCTTTTTGGCAGCAATACTGAAACTCATACATAACCTCATCATCAGTAAATTTATTTCCGAACCACTCAGCGTCATACCCTACCGTCAGCATACCTTTATCTATATACTGTTGAAGTATTCTGGTATTCTCGGCAGGGTCGTCTATGAGTATATAGTTGAACTCTTCGTATTTGAGGTTATTACTCAATACACGTTTTGCCAGTAGAAATATTTCACGGAATTCTGGTCGCTTGGTAGGGTCCATTGCAACCAACATACCTGGAGCATAGTTGGCTAGAACTTTGCCGTAGGGTGTGTCCGTGATTTCGCCTATATAATCTCCCATCTTTATGTTTGAGCGCATAATACGCTTAAACACCTCTGCACCTAACGGAATAATGAGCTTGGGTTTGATTGCTTCGATTTCTTTATCGAGAGATTCGCGCCATTCTTCAATATCTTCAGCAGAAGGTTTTGACTTACTTCCGATACCATGTTTCACCATACCGGTGAAATGTACATTGGTTAGTGGTATGCCTGCCGCACTCAAGGCATTGTGTACCTCTTCAGCAGCAAACCCTTTTTTACCGAAAGCCCTAGCTTCCAAGTCGTCCTTGTTAGGATGACTGTAGACGATAAGTAATTCTGGTGTGTTCCCCTCTGGAACAGACGTATCTATTTTTACTTTAATTGCCATATTAGAGTTCCATACCATCTAAGGATATACAGTTAGACACTGTATCTATGATATTGTTTCCGAATGTTAGTATGCCATCTTTTGTGAAACATAGTGTTTCCTCAGCAAATTCAACCAGTATACCGCAATCATCTATTGCAGCATCAGGCATATAATCGTAAGGAACTAGCCCGAGCAAACCCGAGTCTGTGCAGTATGCTTGCCCTCGTTGGTCTTTGTAGGTACCAGGACCACAAGCTGTAGAGAATGATAACACTGCCAAGTCTTCCCGAATTTTTTCATAGTGTCCGTTTAGGGTATACTTGGTTGTGTCCTCTAAATGGTTGCCTCCTGCGATAGCTGTATCTGCAACATTACAAATAGTTAAATACTGTAACCAATCTCCGAAATTTTTACCTAGCAAATATTCAGGATCAGTAAGCCAATATTTTCCTATTGGTACTATAAATGAACGGTATACGTTTTGCATAATTATACTGATGAATGAAACCCTGTCCCTGCTGCAGGGAGAAGATCCGCTTTGGGAGCGATGTTTGTAAAATTGCTTTTACTCATTTTTTTCTTCTTGTCCTTATCTTCTTCTTTAGTCCTTGCTTCTGCCCCCTGTTCTTTGTACTCGAAATTCATAAATTCCAGCTCGGCCAGATAGTCAAACCGGAAATTTTTAGCATGTCGAGATTTGATAGAGAAGATACTTACAATACTGTCTTGAGGAGTGTCACGTCCTATAGCCAGTACCATATCTGCAGGTCTCAGAATACCCTTGAAGCCACTGATCTCATCATTACTGAAACTTCTCTTCATCTTTCCTCCTGCCTGATGAAGAAGCCATACGCTGAACATATGTTCACCGCCAATCAAATGATTGCTGAGATCGTCAACTTCAAACGCTACTTTGCTGTACCTTTGCCAATCCGCATCAAATTTATCTGATGTAGTGAGATAATCCATCTGATCAATATATACCAAGTCAGGATGCCATCCATCCTGTTCATAGAGCTTGTCTAGGTAGTTTGCGATATATTGCGCAGTGACAGGAGCAGCATCACGCAAATCATGAATCTTTAGATGACTAAGGGCCAGCTTGTCGTCACAGTTCATGTTCGCGTGAGCTGCTCTTAGATCTTGTTGAGCAAACGGATTTCCTCTGTGTAGATCTGTGTAAGGTATTCTGTACAAATTACTGTACACACGGTTACAGATATTCACAGCAGGCTCCTCGATACTCAGATAAAGAACCTTTCTTCTTTGTCTGGCGTTATGAATTGCGCTGTACGTACCCATGGCTGTTTTACCGCTGCCTGAGTGTCCAAGTATGATTCCATACTCCTGATAGCCTAATCCCTGAGCCACACCATCTACAGCACCAAAACCAGTACCCATGGTTTCTTTACTCTCTACAAATACCAGCTCTTCTACAGGACAATATGCTTTAATATTTTCTGTAGAGTTATTCAAATCTATATCATTTACCAGCTTTGAGGCTGCACTCACCAAAGCTCTAGGATCATTAGCTTTCTCTACCCTGAGAGCTTGAAATCTTCTGTATGCTATAAAATCTGAAAAGTTTTTCAGTATATAGTCAGCCCCTAGAGGAGTTGAGTCATCGTATATAAATTCAAAGAAAGCTAGCACCTGGTCCATACTAGATGCGCCGACTCCTCGGTTTTGTAATTCAGGTTTCACCTCTAATAAACATATTTGAGGATTGATAGGTCCTGAGCCTATCTTAAGTGCTGCAGCTACGAAAGCATTGTATATGTTGAGCGTTCCAAAATCTTCTGGAGTCACTTTCAAGTCTAACGCTTTAATCAATACGCTTCTGTCTCTGTACAGACACTTTATAGTCAGTTCTATGTAATCAGCTTCGTTATATTTTTCCATATTATTACCCTAGTATTCTGTCGATATCTAGCCCACTACTCTTAGCGTATTCTATTATACTGGTAGTAAGTTCTTTCCTGGCGATATGCTTGTACTTATCAATCACAGGTTCGCATCTATCAGGAGTAGCCAGAATTCTGAACCATGCAAAAAATTTCAAACTAGAGTTCATCAAAACACTAGCCGAGGTTTCTCCATGGTTTATATACACCATAGCTAGAGCATTCTGCTGCTTCCATATATCTGCAGGAGTTAGCGATGAATTTGTTATCTCTACCTTGTAACCAGAATCATCGTTTTTTCTTGCTTCTAGAATATACTTAACTCTAGTTCCTTGAAGGTGCATGGGTGCAAAGAACCCCTTCTGGTCGCCCATCTTAGAATATATTAATTCTATGTATGATGCGGCATCTAGTTCATGCTGCTTGCATAACTGTGCAGCTTCTCTGAAATAATCTTCATCTTTTTTAGAACACCTGTGTGTGTAGTTTTGTATACTTAATCGTTTTTTCTCATTAAAATAATGAATGAGGTCTTCTATCAGTCTAGGGTCAGTTTCTTTGATGTCCATGTTCGTGTAATATGATAGCCTGTAACTGCTCGGTCGTAGTATCATCAGGAGACTCAAATCCATATTTCCTCAGATCAATGTTAATGCATCGTCTTCCGTTGGCTTTGAATTCTTGCTGAATTTCTCTAGCAAGCTCCTGAGTACTATCCTCGCCGTCAAGTATCAATGTTATTGTTTTCCATTCTTGTATGAGTTGTTTTTGTTTTGACGCTATTCCTTTACCTAGAGTCGCCACAGCGTTAGCCAGCTTTAGAGCTTTCTTCACACCTTCCACAACCACCACATCTGCGTATTTCTTAGCAAAATGGTAATTGAATAGATGATCGCCTTTCGGAAACAGGTGCATATAGCGCATAAACTGAAAACGATCTCCGTTCCATGTGCCTGGGATAAATCTCAGCTGCCAACCAGCATAACTTTGATCTTTATCGAACACTGGAAAGAATAGACTGTCTGCTGTGTTGACTGTGTAGCCGCTATCGAAGGTGATGTTTATGCCTCCTGTAGCTGTGATGTATCTGATACCCAGACTATCATAGTAAGCAACATTACTAAGGTGATCCTTAAACATGAACTGCATTACAGGATGGTTAGCAGGAACATCACTAAGCTTCACAGCCTCGCTATATGGTAATATCTTAGCGTACTTATATTCTACTTCTTCATCGGCAACATATTCACGATTAAACGTAATACCTTCTCCGAGTAAGTCAGCTATAGGCATACTTTCTTCACATATGAAGCACCTGCTCGTACTGCGCCCAGGTGTCACATACCGTTTCATTTTCTTACTATTTTTGGGATCACAGGTCGGGCAGGGAATTCTATAACTACCTCCCGACACTGCTTTTATTTTCCCAAACTTAGTCTTTAGCAGGTCTCGAACCTTTTGATTCATTTTTAGCTAAGGCTTCCAAGCCCTCCAAGAATTTACTATCTGTGAAATAGAAAACGTCCTGTATTTCTGGTTCAGGATTTTTCCTATAATCAGGATGGATGTGCCACGCATTGCTTACAATTTGAGCCAGGCGTAATTCTGGACGTTTGTACCAGTATTCACCTAGCGTGTCAAGTAACTGGGCTATGTATACCTGGCGTTCTTCATTTTTCATAGTTTTGCCAATTTATTTGTTGAGGGCTATCCACAATCTTAACTGTCCATCCCTGTTCTTCGTAGTACTTTATACGCTTCTTGGCCATACCTTCCAATACAGCATCGTGGTTATCCATGAAGTCTACAAGTACAAAATGCGTTTTAGGTGTCAAATCAAACTTAGCTCTCTGCTCATCTGTAAGTATACGGCTACCTCTATAGGCTTCCTGCAATACTTCGACTTTAGAAGAGCCTCCAGATGCCTGCACAACTACACGACAGTTAGGTATATCCACGCCTGCTCTAAACGCATCACTAGCTACAAGAATCTGGAATTCGTTGTTACTGAACTCTTCGATAACTTTATTCTGCTGCTTAGGTGAAAGAGCAAATGTTCCAACATTCTTCTTGCTGCTCTCCCTATGCAAATACTGTGTACCTGCAGGTAAGTATTTAGCCATAGGAATGAGATGGTCTTTCACATGATCGATAAATACGATTGTTTGCCACTCTTTAGGTATAAGTGAGCATACTCTACCTATAAGCTCGTTGCGCTTATCGCATTTCTTGATACCGTGTTTAAACTTACTTTCGATACTTGTATAGTTATCAATAATAAGGTTGTCAGGCATCCTTATCATATAAACCATTCCAGGTACAACAGCTCCAGCTTGTTCTGCATCCTCGTACGGGAAGTATATGAGATCTTCTCCAAACAGACCTTTTAATAGTTTATCTGAATTATTAAACAGTCCTTCTGTAGTCGCACTATAACCGAACATCCTGTAAGGCTTCATTTGCTTCAAACAGTTTTGAAAAGAATCTTGGCTCGCAGACTGCATCTCATCTACAAGCAGCATTTGACATTTCTCTAGTGAACAGTTCTGTAGCGATTTGAAGGTGGTGATTGTGATGTCATTACTAACATCATGCTTACCATCTCCCACGATACCGATATGTTTATCAGGGAAAAACGTCTTAAACTTTTCGTACGTCTGCAGAACAACCTGCTTTAGAGGAATGGTGAGGATTGTGTTTAGATTATTCCAGGCAGCATACGTCACTGCCTGGATATGTGTCTTACCAAACCCTCCAGCAGCATTCACTACGCCGCTATCTTCCATACCTTTAAATATCATGTCCATGGCAGCCTCCACCTGATAGTCGCGCAGTTTGATCTTTTTAACTGCAGCCCAATCAGGAGGAGGCATAGGTGTGCGGAAGTCCTGAACTTCCACAACATCCATGTTTTTAGATATCAGCTTTAATATGTCTGAATAAAACCCAGCTAGTGTGTATATAGCACCATCCGAGTCAGCGGCATACAGTAGTTTTTCTACAAACACACATTCACGCTTGTACTGTACACTTTTCATTTCTCTATGGTGATACCTGAGAAACTTATGCAAGTACATCGGACATGGTGTGATCTTAAGTCCGCCGTCAAACCTAGTTAGCTGTATTTTCATTTTTTAGCTCTAAATACTCTCTTGCGTGTTTGAGTCTTACGCTTAGGTCTACTCTTCTCTATCTGTTTATCTACAGCCTCAACCAAGGTCTGCTTGGCAAAATCCTTCACATAGCTTGCCACGCCTGTGATGAACTTGTCAATTATCGTGTCTTTATTTGTCATAGATTGATTGTATTGTCTACGTACTCAGTTAGCTCATTGTGATGGTCGATCACAATCACTTGTTTGAACTTGCTGCTTTTACCTAGCGTCTTGATGATTTCGAAGTACTTCTTCGCGTTCTCATTATTTAGCCCGTAGCTGCCCTCGTCAATAATCATGAATGGGAATGCTCCTACGAACATGTTGTGTAGTGCCAAACGCAAGCTGAAACCGACCATAACCTGCTGACCGCCTGATATAGCAGGCAATTGCAACCCTTCTTCATTGAAGATATCAATGCCGAAAGTTTCATTTACCTTAGCTGTATATGGGAAGTCGAAACTTAGCAACACATCATTCATGTACTCTGTAACTGTGCTGCTATATGTTTGGATCAGTGCTCTTGGAAACCGACCTGTATGAAATAAATCATACACGCTTTTCAGTACATGCACATACTCTCTACGCTTATTATTCTTCTCAGTATAAGTATTACTGTCAGCAAGATCTTGCTTCAATGTTTTTATTTCTCGCTCATTAGCAGCTATCTCTATTTCAAGATTTTTCGCAGCTTCCATAGCCTTATGCAGGTCGTTTATTTTTGCTTGAACAACGACCTGCTCAGAGGCGAATTCTGCGATATCCTTGTCGTATGATACTAGGGAAGCTAGGGCCAACTGTTTAGCATTAACTGCTTTTGTGGCAGTATCTAGCGCATCATTATATCCTTCTAGCTTGGCTTCCCAGTTAGTGTACTTAAGCACCACACTCTCACACAGATCGTATGCTTCTTGATCGAAGTTAACGTCTTTGTAAGCACTGAGGGAATTTTCTATAGCTTCCAGCTCTTTGTTGTAGGTTTCCCATAGTTGAGCTAATTCAAGACTTTTAGTGAGAAATCCATTAACTTGAGCTAGTGCAGATTTTTCTTCTTTACCCTTCTCTATAATGGCTGCTCGCTCTGCGTCAAGATGCTCGATAAGCTTTACAACATCATCTACATGTGTACCGCAAGTAGGGCATACTCCTGTACCTAGTCCTGACTGTTGGTAGTTACTAATCTTGCTATTAAGCTCAGCCACAGCCTGCCTTTTGACTTTAAGGCTTGCTTCATAGTCTGCCACAGACTGTTGCAGATTCTTTATATCTGTATCGCTCAATTCAGGCTCTCTCAAAGGTTTTTGAAGAGCCCGCTTTTTGTCCAGCAACTTCTGTTTAGCTTCATGAAACGAGAATGCTGCTCGTTGAGCTGCCAGGCAGTCTCTATAGTCCTGTATATTGATGAGCTGCATCTTACCCTTTAACGTCTCAATATCTGTATTGATTTTCGTTAAATTACCGGAAGCATCCTGCATTTCGGCTGTAAGCTTTACATGCGAATCAAACGATTGTTCTACCGATTTAAGAAAGGCTTGCCTGGTGATTAAAGAAGCGAACTCTGTATCGTATGATGCTGGAAGCGCTGCTAGTTCAGATTGACTCATCTCTACCAGCTTCTCCAAACATTGAATATCGTTGGTCAACTGCGCAATGTCTTTCACAGGGTACTCTGGAGGAGCATCCTTGATATAACTATTCCATATGATATCTCGTACCTTGGTTGTGTTAGGTACCATGAATATTTTCTGGAACAATTTTTCTTTGGTAGCATTGTCTCCGTTGAACAGTAGAGCTATTTCTCCCTGATTGCTAACAATTACGTTCTGTACAATATTCTTGTCGATCTGGAATAGTTGCTCCCAGATCTCATTTACTTCACTACTCTTCTTGTATGTTTTTCCATCATACATGAAGTTTACCTTGGCTGTATCAATATGCCGCTCAAGGATAGCTTCTTTGTCGTTAATTATAAGATGACCTATAACATGACCGCTTACCTGTCCCACTGTAAGCATATCTGATTTGGTCTTACCATAACCTTCTCCTGTTAAGAGAAAGATAATAGCCTCTACAATACTACTTTTACCAGAACCGTTACCTCCAATGATTCCTGTGACTCCTGCAGAAAAATCAAAAGATGCACTTCTATGTGTTCTAAAATTTTTAAGCGTTAGTTTTGTGATTTCCATTTAAGTATTCTTTTATAGTTTTGTTTACGAGCGCCTCAGGCATATTAGCGTATTTGAAGTTTGCATACGGTATGCAGCCTCCCTCCCAACCTGCAGGTAGTGCACCAAGGTCGTTAATTTCTTCAGCAACCACATGAGACAGCCCCTCGCTACGCAGACTATCTTCATGGATGATCATGATATTCTCTACAGAATTCTCCACTTCTGTGATTTTAAGATCTGCATGGGCAGCTACTACAAACTCTTTTTCAACAGTAACTTTATATAGTTTATAATCGGTCATAAGTCTTCCTCAGTCTCTATCTGAGTAACCTTTACAATTTTGTACTCTATCACTAAATCAAATTTTAAAAGTTCCTCTTTGCCACAATTTGCTAATCTTGCCTCAGCTCTACGCAAAGCTCGCTGTCTACTTTCTTCTGAATCTGTAAAATAATATTTAGTGTTTGGATAAATAGGTCTCCAAAGAGTATCTTCACGCGGATTGACTGTTTTTTGCCAGCGGCACCTTATTTGATAGCTCATGGTTGTCTTATTCATGATAGCTCTTCAACAATTCTAATTTCTCTGATTTTTACAATTCTGTACTGCATTTTTCCACGCTCTGCTTGAGGTGTTTTGGCTGTAGTTTTCTCTATTCTTGCCTGCATCTTTTCAAGTACAGGAGCAATATTACCTTCCTCGTAGTTATAGCGCAGATTAGGTCTAAGAGGATGCCAATATCCCCAATCAGGCTGAGTGCTCCACTCTCGCCAATACCTTGTCTGTATTTCAAGTCTAGTATTATCTGTTGTTGTTTTCATATCTATCACAGTACCGAATTACAGTACTCACTATGCATGCTACGTAATTCTTGAGCGTACTCATTTTCCATAGCCTCACACTCTCTTGACACTTCGTAACGTAATGCACGATATATATCAAAAAACTTTTCGGCTACTTCTTTATAATCTTTAGATGTATCTATGTCCTCATTCTCCAACCAATCTGCAGGTAGAAGTAAACATGAATTGTCTACATACTCAGGCTGAGGTAGCCCAAAATGAGGAAGTATCTGTAGCATGTCCTCATGGGAAATTAAGTCATCGGTATCATCTACCTGAGCCTCCCACACATTGTCGTTTATCTTTTGTTCTACGCTAGCCAAAAAGGCCATGCATTCTTCTTTAGTGTACATTTCGTATGTTTGGTGGGAAATCTGCGGTTTCTTCGAGAATAGTTAGCTCCGTAGCAGCTTTAATATGTTTACGAAAAGCAGCTCTACTAACCCATAAACGCACATAAGATGTTGCAGCAGTGTGGTATAGTTTACCTGAGTATTCTGGTATGCGCAAAATACTTGGAGGCGGATAACCGTAGTTAGATACAATTAATAGCACATTACCTGCAGTTGTTAAATATGCTTCCACATGGTCCATCTCTGTGGATGTGTCAGTTCTACTCATTCGTAGTACGTGCGGAATATCATATCTTGTCCAAAGACTCTGCAAGCCGAACTTTTCAGCTAGTTCGCATCTATTAAGACATATCTCATCTTCTGCTTGTGTACCTTTATAGGCAGAGCCTCCCCAGTATGTATTGTTGTATAATTCTGGATAAGCTGTGCGAGAGCTTAGATTTACCCTATTACGTATAGGATCATAATTTTTATTATTCATTGTTATTTAAACGTTTAATTGTATTTTTATCTAATTAGGCGTATATCGTTTCTTTAAAGCTATCCAGGACTGCCTTAGGATCACTGTCAGTTAGAAGCTTATATGCAATGTCATAAACTTTTTCACTGTTCTCTATACCATTAGTCAACTCTCGCAGAACTGTACTGAAACGATCTGCAGTTTTAAGCTCTGAACGAATATTGACCAACTCTTCCTGTCCGTCTTTATCTTGCTTGACCTTCGTCATTTTAACGAAGCCTATGTCGTATAGGAAATTGAGTTGATTACCTACATCCACATTGTTGTGTAACTTTACCAGGAAAACAGGCTTCTTAGGACCTAATTTATATGTTGCATAAATAGTGTCTTTTGCGACTTGTGCTATATTATCCGGATTAACGTCAATAGTCACATACTGTCTAGGCAAGTCGTATTTAATTGTCTTTAACTTTTCTCCGTCAAAGTAGTACAAGCCTTCTTTTAGTGTCTCATTGGCTGCAGTAACACCAAGACTTCCGCAGTATCCTACAAACATTTCTTTATCGCATCCAATGTCATGAAAACGCATCTGTCTTCTGATTCT